TGTTATGGGGCCTGTTGACGCAGGAACGGTTACCTGATGTATTACCAAATTCAAATTCGTAGAGGTACTGCTTCTGAGTGGACTGCAACTAACCCTATTCTTGCGGCTGGTGAATTAGCCGTTGAATCTGACACAAATAAAATGAAAGTTGGAAATGGTTCTACGGCATGGGCTTCTTTGGCTTATGCCACTGCAACCCCTACTGAAGTAAACAGTAAAGCATCTACAGGTAAAGCCATTGCTATGGCTATAGTTTTTGGAGGATAGTTTATGGCGGCACCTAATATTGTTAACGTAACAACCATCATTGGTAAGACCGCAGTACAACAGGTGACTACCTCTGCTACCGCTATTGTGACTAATTCTGCCGCTTCGGGCAAAGTGTTTAAAGTCAATGCTTTGTATATAGCCAACGTTGATGGTGCGGCGGCGGCTGAAATTTCTGTTGCCCTTCATCGTTCTTCTGTTTCCTATGAGATTGCCCACACTGTCTCAGTCCCAGCAGATGCAACACTTGATGTTATTAGTAAATCTATTTATTTAGAAGAAGGCGATGAACTGCGCCTTACCGCAAGTGCTAACTCTGACCTTGAAGCAGTATGTAGTTACGAGGAAATTAGTTAATGCGCTCTAATGGAAGCATTATTGGTCCAAAAGGAACAGTAAATCCCTCCTCTGCATCTGGTATTTGGGCTATCCGTGATGCTCAACGTGAACGTGGGGCTATTAATTGGCCTAGTTTAACTACACCCACTGTTGAATATCTTGTTATTGCTGGTGGTGGTGGAGGAGCAGGAGCCGAAGGTAATGGTGGAGCCGCAGGTGGCGGTGGTGGAGCGGGTGGATATAGAACTGCGTCTGGTTTTGCTGTTTCTGCTGGTGTCCCAATAACCGTTACTGTTGGTGGTGGAGGTTCTGTTACTTCAAAAGGTAATGGTGGTGCTGGAGGAAACTCTGCTTTCAGCACCATAACAAGTACTGGTGGAGGAGGCGGTGCTTACGGAAACAATAATACTGGTCAGGGTGGTTCAGGTGGCGGTGGCGGTGGTGGCGGTGCTTCTGTTGCTGGTACTGGAACGGCTGGTCAAGGAAATAACGGTGGTAGCGGTCAATACTACGCAATTGGACAAGGCAGATGGATTGGCGCAGGTGGCGGTGGCGCAGGTGCTGTAGGAGGTAATTCATCAAGTGGTGGAGCAGGTAGTGGCGGTGCAGGTGTTGCATCATCAATTACTGGAACTTCTGTAACTCGTGCTGGTGGTGGAGGAGGAAACGGAATTGAACCATTGGTTCAATGGTTTGGTTCTGGTGGAGGTTCTGGTGGAGGTGGAGCAGGTGGTGTTTCTGGCTCTGCTGGAACTGCTAATACTGGTGGTGGTGGAGGTGCATCTCAACCTGCTGGTGCTGCTGGCGGTTCAGGAGTAGTGATTATTGCTTACCCATCAACATTTTCAACCGCAACTGCTACAACAGGTTCACCAACATACAGTTCGGTGTCTCGTTCAGGCTATCATGTATACACGTTTACTGCGTCTGGCAGTATTACTTTCTAGGAGAAACTTAAATGGCACATTTTGCAGAACTTGGTGAAGACAACATCGTATTGCGAGTAATCGTAGTATCTAACGATGATTGTAAGGACTCAGAGGGCAACGAATCAGAAGCCGTAGGCGCTGAATTCTGTCGCAACCTTCTTGGTGGAACATGGAAGCAGACCTCATACAACGGCAACATGCGTGCTCGTTACGCAGGTATTGGTTACACCTACCGATCAGATTTGGATGCTTACATCGCCCCAAAGCCTTACCCATCATGGTCACTTAACGAAGAAACCACTGAATGGGAAGCACCAGTTGCTCGCCCAACAGAAGGTTTCTACACCTGGGATGAAGCAAACCAAGAATGGGATGAAGTAACACTTCCTGCGTAATGGACCCACTTGATTTTGAACTTCAATTCGCAGAAAACAAAACCAAGTACAACCTTGGTGCTGTAACTGACGGTTCAATTACCACGGCAAAACTAGCCGATGGTGCGGTAACGTCTGCAAAGATTGCGGCTGGTGCTGGTGGTATTACTGTTTGCACTAGTACTACTCGCCCTGCAACCCCTAATACAGGGCAAAGTATTTACGAAACAGATACTAACCTACTGAGAATATACACGGGTACAAACTGGTCAAATGGCGTTATTTTTAATAATTCTATTACTACTGAGTACTTCATTGCTGCTGGTGGCGGTGGTGCTGGAACGTCACTAACTGGTGGCGCTGGTGGCGGTGGTGCTATGTACGTAAGTTCTAGTTCACTAGTTTACGGAAACACTTACACAGTTACAGTTGGTGCTGGTGGTGCTGGAACAATAAGCAGTGGTCAAGGTACTGATACTGGTGGAAGTATTGGGGCTTCTTCTTCTTTTGCAGGTGCTACTTGTAAAGGTGGTGGAGCAGGTTGGAACAGAAGTGCATCATCTTATTTTAATAATGCTAATGCTACTGGTGGTGCTAACGGTGCAGGTGGTTCTTCAGACGGTGTAAGGACAGCAGGACAAACTGGAACGATAGACACAATCCCAGCAGGTGCCACAGGAACTGCCTACGGTGGAAGAACTGGTGGTAATGGTATTGGTGCCGATGGTCTTAACTATGCTGGTGGTGGAGGCGCTGGAGCAGGAGCAAACGGAGCCACAGTCGTGTCAGGGTCTACTCCAGGAAATGGTGGCGCTGGTGTTATTAACCCTATTGATGGTTTTTACTACGGTGGCGGTGGTGGTGGCTCTGGTTATACAGGAGCAATGCCTGGTGGTAACGGTGGTTTAGGCGGTGGCGGTGGCGGTGCAAAAGCAACTACAAGTCCTGGAGCAGGTGGTACTGGGGGACGTAACGTAGGTGCTGCTGGTACTGGTGGTACAAACAGTGATACTAACTATCCTGGTGGCGCTGGTGGCGCAAACACTGGTGGAGGTGGTGGTGGTGGAGGCCACTCTACTGGTAACGGTGGAGCAGGTGGTTCAGGAGCAGTTGTGATTAGAACCTCATCAACATACCCAACTGCTTTAACTACAGGAAGTGGTGTAACAATGACTAACGCAAACGGTTATAAAACGTACGTCTTCTTGTCAACTGGTTCAATCACTTGGTAACTCTAAGGTAAACTAGTACCCTATGGCTGTACAGATTCAATTTCGCCGTGGTACTGCATCCGCATGGACTAGTGCCAACCCAACACTTGCTGAAGGTGAAATGGGTATTGAAACAGATACCGACCAGTTTAAGATCGGTGATGGTCTAACCGCATGGACTAGTCTTGCTTATGGCGGTATTGCTGGGGCGGCTGGTGCTAACGGAACCAACGGTACTAACGGTACCAATGCGGTCTATGATACTGACCAAGCGGTCATCAGTTCTCAAGTTTTTAGTTAGGAGCAATAATGGCAACATTTACTAAGTTAGCGCTACAACCAGCAGGTACAACGGGAACTGGTTTGGGCATCCTTGTAGCCGCAACCGCAACTGCTGGTACAGCAATACACACAGCGTCGTCAACTGCTACCACGATTGATGAGATCTGGTTGTACGCAGTTAATACTCACACATCGGACATTAAGTTGACGATTGAGTGGGGCGAAGCAACTGAACCAAACGGAAACATTGAATACACGGTTAAGGCTGAGAACGGTCTTTACCTAATTGTTCCAGGTCTTTTGTTGCAGGGTAACGCAACCGCTAAGGTCGTTCGTGCTTTTGCTGGAACAGCAAACGAAATTGTGATTCACGGGTACGTTAACCGCATCACAGCGTAAGGGGTCTTTGTGCCTTCTATTTTAAAAAGCACATCTGGTGGTAAAGCCATTAGTGGTGGGTCATTGGCTCCACGTAGTAGCCGTGGTAACACGGCTCAGGTTGCTGCTTACTGGTCTGGTGGTGGTCCAAATCCTCCATCTAGCGTTGAATACCTTGTTGTTGGCGGTGGCGGTGGAGGCGGCGGCACAGACGGTGGTGGTGGAGGTGGTGCGGGCGGTTATCGCACTTCAGCATCTTTTGCTGTTTCTGCTGGTGTTGCACTAACTGTCACTGTTGGCGGTGGCGGCGGTGGTTCTTCAGGCTCACTTGGAAACGGTGGAAGTGGAACTGCGTCTGTATTTTCATCTATTTCATCTGCTGGTGGCGGTGGCGGTGGAACTATTGCTGGTGGTTCAGGTGGAGGTGGTCATGGTAATGGTTCAAACGGTGGTGCAGGTAACACACCATCAGTAAGTCCGTCACAAGGTAACAATGGTGGTTCTGGAGCGGGTGTAATCAATGGGCGTTCACGGGCTGGCGGTGGCGGTGGCGGTGCTGGAGCAGTTGGTCAAAACAACCAAGGTGAAAACGGTGGTGCTGGTGGTAATGGTAGTTCGTCATCCATAGACGGAACCGCTACATTCCGAGGCGGCGGAGGCGGAGCAGGAAACTTCTTAGAGTTTGGTAGTGGCGGTGCTGGAGGCGCAGGTGGCGGTGGTTCAGGAGCATGGACACCAACAGCAGGTTCGTCAAACACGGGCGGTGGCGGTGGCGGTGGCTCCCGATATTTGCATTTGACAACAAATGGTCAATCGGGCGGAAGTGGTGTGGTCATTGTTGCCTATCCATTAGATTTTGATGCTGCTGTTGCAACTACTGGTTCTCCAACAATCAATACAACATCTCGTTCTGGATATCGTGTTTATACTTGGACTGGTTCGGGGAGTATTACTTTTTAATGGCACATTTTGCACAAATTACTGATGGTGTTGTAACTAATAACCCACTATTCATAAACAATTTACTCGGTGATACCCATTTCAAAGTTGTTAAAGACATTGTTCTAGGCAATAACTTTGATTGGTATTTTCATGATTCAGGTCATTTAGAAAATGAACCAAACAAAAAGTATCCAATAGAGTTACATGGTTTTACTCATATTGCCTATTCAATAGATAGTCAATCAAACTATTTATCTTTGTTTCAGCCAATTGTTTATGGAATGGTTGACGCACTTGGTTTAACCAGTTATCAACTAATTAGATTAAAACTTAATTTAACTTTGAATGTAGGCAAACAGGTTGAACCGCAAATACATACAGATATGAATAATGGTTTTACTGGTCTTTATTATTTTAACGACTCTGACGGTGATACATTATTCTACGAAAACAAAAACATCATCCATAGGCAAACACCAAAAGAAAACTGTTTAGTTGTTTTTAATTCGGATGTCCCCCATTCTGCCCAATTGCCTTTAATTTCTACAAAACGCTGTGTATTGAATATAAATATTACTGGCATATAAAAGGCGTTACAGTCGCTGGGTAACCTTTGTGCCAGTAGCAATACTGGCATTATGGTGTAAAATGGTGCCAAGACAACGCTGTATTTAACAGGAAAGATGGTGGAAATCATGGGCAAACTTGCATGGGATTACATTGTTCCAGTAGTTCTTCCAAAAGACCTTAAAGGTATTGAGCCAGGAAAACTCCCTGCCAACCTTCTCAAAGCAGTTCCTGGTGGCGGAAAGATGCATTGGATCGCCGCATGCGCATGGACAGCAATGGTTGAAAAAGCCAAGGCTGAAGGCGTTGAATTAAAACCGACTTCCAGCGGCGACACATACAGAGATTACGAAAGCCAAAAAAAGGGATTTCTTACTCGCTACACACTTGACAAAGTGGATGGAACCAGCACCAAAACCTTTGAAGGTAAGACTTGGTATCTCAAGAAGGGTATGGCGATGTTGGCTACACCTGGTAAATCACAGCATAACCTCGGCTTGGCGGTTGACGTTCATTCAGCATCAGAGCCAAAGCGTCTCAACTGGCTTATTGCAAACGTTAAAGAGTTTGGTTTTTCATGGGAAGTTGTTCCAAGCGAACCATGGCACTTGCGTTATGTCTGCGGAGACAATATCCCTGCATCGGTTAAAGCATGGATGGACGCTAACGGCGTAGTTGCCCCAGTAGGTAATGCCCCAGCCGCCGCTCCTGCCGCAGGCGGAGACGACATCAAGAAACTACAAGAAGCGCTCAAGGCAAAAGGTTTCTACAATGGTGAAATTAACGGTCAAAAAGACTCAGCAACCGACGAGGCAATCAAGGCTTTTAAAATTGCCAATGGTCTAAAGCCTGACTTCTTCCCTGGTCCAAAAGTAAAAGAACTTTTAGGACTAAAATAAATAAATGGCACCACGCCCCAGAGGTTTAAGCGGATCAGGTAGGCAGCGAATTAACGCTGCACTGACTCTGTACTCAGGTACTGCCAACATTGAAAACGAACGCAAGCGCATGCGTGAGGACAACTTGGCTCGCTCTGAAGCCAATCAGATGGTGGAGATTCCATGGGTTCCTGGAAACAACCACGCCACTAACGAAAGCAGTCGTGTTAGCGGATACAAGTTTGTAACCTACAACACAGAAGATCTGTCAGACGAAGATCGCAGAACCACAGGTGCTGGATCCATTATGGCTGGTCAGCGTTACGGTACCTTATTTGTACGCTTCTGGAAGTACAAAGACAGTGGTGGAACACCATGGAAGTACATGAACGTTCCACAGCAGGTTTATGAATCATTTGCGGCGTCTCCATCAAAAGGGCAGTATATTAATTCCGTTCTCAACAAGTTTCCATACAGCAGGGCTACAAGTGATGAAATTTCCACGTATTTTACGGATATTTAGTTTAAACAAAGTCCACAGTTTCTTCTCTATTTACTGGATCACTAGAGACTTTGTAGATTCAAGAACCCCTCGTATTTGCACAGGGTTTATGCATGAGACTGACCCTCCTTGGCGACACGGTAAAGGGATACAGATCCGTACTAAAAAACACACTGTACAAATAGGACGTTGTAAAAAGGTCAAGGTTTCTGATGAAACTGCGGGTATCTTAAAAGCAGTTGGTGGACGTGAGATGAATACCCCTGCTAGTGAGATTGGATTGTGGTGATGGCATTCTTTAAGAAAGAAGAAAAGAAAGAAGAAACAATCATTCCAAAACGGATCAAGAATCTTGACCGTTCTTCTTTACTTCAATGGTTTGATACCAGCATCATGAACCTTGGCGCATCATTTGATCGTTGGCGCTTTCATGGCGGACCAGAAGCAGAAGTGACTGAGGCAATAGAAGCACTTTCTGCAATTTGGGCAGAGTTACAACAAAGGGTTGACGATCAGCGTTAGTACTGATACCATCGGATTTATGTCAAACAACACAACAACCAAAGCACTAATCACCAACCTTGAAAACAGCGATAAGCGTCGCCTAACTAACGCCGTCCACGACCTGTTTCTTGTAACCGAGGGGTACTCCCCTAAGGTCTTTATCCCTTCTCCAAATGTGGACGTAGAAGAAGGAACCCTTGTGGACATCAAAACCCTCATCATGATTATTGAAGATGCCGCCGCATTGATCTCAGAACTGCGCCCATCACGTGCATTTGCCCACAACGACAACCAACTTCAACTGAAGTTTGACAACACCGACTACTAATTAGTCTATGATTGGTCTGTGCTCACAGACGACGAACTAGACGAAAACCTCTTAGCGGAGGACATAGCCGAGGAACTGGACGAAACGTCCGCCGAATTCATAGACGAATTGGTTAAACGCATTATTGTGTTTACCGAGGAGTTCTGTAATGTGGAATTGTTCCCGTATCAGATTCCTATTGCCTATCGCTTAATTGAATCTGTCATCCTTGGTGACGGTGAAGAAATGACGGTAGTTGCCACACGCCAGTCAGGTAAATCGGAAGTGTTGTCTAACGTCATGGCATCACTTATGGTTATCTTGCCTAAATTGGCAAGGGTATATCCAACATGGCTAGAAAAGTTTGAAAAGGGATTCTGGTGTGGTGTGTTCGCCCCAGTTGAAGACCAAGCAGATACTGTATTCAGTCGTATCGTTAGCAAACTAACAAGTGACCACGCAATTGAATTCCTCCTTGATCCAGAGATTGGTGACAAAGCAACATCAGGTGGTTCTCGTGGTAAGGGTCGCATTATCACCTTGAAGCATTCTGGTTCACTTTGCCGTATGCAGACCTGTAACCCAAAAGCAAAGATTGAATCAAAGACTTATCACTTCGTGCTCATTGACGAGGCTCAGGAAGCCGACGAGTACATGATTGCCAAATCAATTAAGCCGATGTTGGCGTTTAACAACGGAAGCATTTGCCTAACAGGAACGGCTACCCGTAACAAGTCTTATTTCTACAAGATGATCCAATACAACAAGCGACGCACCGTCAATGGTGGTCGTAAGTTCCGCCCATGTCACTTTGAGTATGACTGGCGAGTCGCCGCCAAGTACAACCCTAACTATGCCAAGTTCATCGCTAAAGAGAAACTGCGTATTGGTGAAGATTCTGACGAGTTCAGAATGTCATATGAAAACCACTGGGTGCTGGACAAAGGTATGTTTGTCACCGAAGAGCGCTTAGAGAGGCTCTACGACCCCTCTATGGCCCTTGTAAAGCAATGGTGGAGAACACCCGTTGTGGTCGGTATTGACGTTGCCCGCTCTAATGACTCCACCGTAGTGACTGTTTGTTGGGTGGACTGGGATCACCCAGATCCATTCGGCTTCCATGAGCACCGTGTCCTCAACTGGTTGGAAATCAACAACGAGGAATGGGAACAGCAGTACTTCCAGATTATTGACTTCTTGCGTAACTATGACCCTCTGAGAATTGGTATTGACTCTCAGGGTGTTGGTGGCGCTGTAGCCGAGCGTATGCAAATCCTTTTGCCCGATATTGAAGTTATTGCCGTGTCCTCAGACTCTAAGACCCAACACGAAAGATGGGTACATCTTACCGAGTTGATTCAGAGAGAACAATTAATAATTCCAGGGCACTCAAAGGCTCGCCGTACTCGTGGATGGAAACGCTTTAATCAGCAGATGAATGACCTTGAAAAGATCTACCGTGGTCCATATATGCTGGCGGCTGCTCCTGAGGAAAAAGGCGCTTTTGATGACTATCCAGACTCTCTGGCTATTGCTTGCTCTATGACACTACACGATACTTTGCCTCAAATACAGGTGGCAGAAAATCCATTCTTTAAATGATGCTAATCTAGTAACAAGAATAAAACCCCTATTACGGAGGCTTACGTGAACGTAGCACCAGCACCACAATTCCCAGAGCGCTCACCGAACGTTTTTGAGCGTTCAATGGCGCCAAGCATTCCAGGTAACCGTGGACCGCTTCGCTTTGAAGAAGGTGTCGCTACTGACACCGACGTGCCAAACGACTTTGCTCGTGGCGCATACTTTGATCCGACATCGGCTCCAGGTCGTCAGAACCACAACAACCCTGAAATGTTTTACAAGTACCCAGAAGAGACAATGCGTGAGCGTGCTCACGTAGGTTCGGCTTCATGGATTGAAGCCCCAACGGTTTTGAGCGAATTCGTTCAAGGCTCAATGGCTGGCGATGGAATGCCATCGTTTGAATACGAGTACAACAGCGGCGGTCATATGAACCGCATGAACCCAACAGTCGTTAACGACTAGTTATGGAAGGCGGCGCCGATGCAGGCGCCAGCACAACTGACAATGCTGTTGATGGTGGGGGGAGTCTAGGGACTCCCCCTACTAATACCAGTTCAGGGATCGGCATTGGACAGGTTTATGCTGGTGCTGGATTCTTTACGGGAGCAATGAAATCCCGTAAGCAACACTTCCACGAATCACAGCAACAGTACCGTCGTCCTGATTACGGGACGGGCGACCGAAACCCAATGGTTGGTCCTACACCTGGTCCTAAGGGTGGGATTGATATGCGTCGCAATATGTCAGGTCTTGGCGTAGGTTACGCCGATGCACTTGACTTGTTTAAGCCAATGCGATCTAACTTAAACAAAACTTCTACAGGTGTTCGTATGAACCACCGCCCACAAGACCCTATGCGTCGTCGTGCCCAAGGAACCCGTGCTTACGTAGAGTCCAATCCACAGAATGAGGATGGTATCTAATGGCTAAAGATGGCGGAGAACTATACGTACCAGAAAACGCTGGTGAATTAACTCTTCCAACTGGTCGTGCTTTTGACCCTGTTGCCCATGGCTATAAGCGAGTACTTCCAAAAAAAGGAAGTAAAAACATTGGGGCTTGGGATCCAAATAATGACTTGGGTTCCCGTATGGATAAATTACACCCAAATCAATTTAGTCGCATGGTTCACAACGTTACACATGCAGTAAAAACCGCTAGTCCAGAAGACGTTAAGTCTGGTATGGATTGGTACAAGCGTGCTCACGACTTTGCAACTGAAATTGGCAATGGCGATGTGCGCCGTGGGGCTGGCGCTATTGCAATATTGAGTGCACAAGTTGGTTGGAATGACAACCAACGGATGGCACGTCAATTAAGGGATACAGGAACTGCTAGTGGTGGTTTTGTAACGGGAAGACAGGTACGTCAGGCTCGTGAGGTTCTTGAAGGTTCTGTAGACCCAGAACAACACTTACCAATGGATAGAAAAACTGGTAATTTCTTTAGAAACATTGTTAACCCAGATGACGCTAGAGGCGTAACAATTGATCGCCACGCCCATGACATCACGGTAGGTCGTGTGCTCGGTAGTGAAGATCGTGGTTTACAAACACCTACTAGATACAACACATTTGTTCAAGCACACCTTAATGCCGCTGGTCACCTTGGCATACTCCCGCATCAAGCACAAGCCATCGGCTGGGTAAACTGGCGCCGCCAGAGAGGAATCGTTGATTAATCATGACAGATGCATGGGCACTCATCATTGCCACTCTCATTACCACCCTTGCTGGAGCCATTGGAGCAGGGATTAAACAACTAAAAGAACTTCGTAAAGAAAACCGCAATGACCACGGAATGGTCATGCTTCATTTAAAAACTGTAAGACGTAGTGTTGAGAACGTGGGCGACAAAGTCCAATCTGTTTCTGAGCGTCTTGACAATCACATTGATTGGCACCTAGACGCCAAGAAGTGATGCTAGGCACACCCGTGAATAGGGTGATAGGATGTTCCTGACCGTAATCCTGAATTATAAAAGGTTAGGAACTTGTGAAACAAGAAGACCAGAAATCAAGTTTACTGGCGGACCTACTCAGCCCGAGGGATAACACTTCGTCTGATACATGTAAGTTCACCCGTACTAAAATGAAAATGACTCCTGAAGAACAGGACGCCATAGACCAAGCCATTGGACTCATTCGTGAGGATAACGGTTTAGGAAAAAGCAAAACCTACAGTGCATCATGGCTTACTAAGGTCATGCGTCAACATGGTTACAACGTGAGTATTAGTACAATCCAGCGCCACGTCAACAAAGAGTGTTGCTGTTACCAAGGAGGCGCACAATGAGTGAATTAGCAAAAGCATTAACAACAACACCACAAGATAAGACTAAGTTGCTTGGCAAGTTAGTTGAAATGCTTGAGAGCAAGAACATTGACATCAACGAAATTGGTGACATCAAACGTGTCAAGTTGTACCAAGCAATGTCAAAAGACTCAGACGGTGAAGCACATATTCATGATCTCGCCGCAATTCAGTTTTCACCTAAGTGGGAAACTGGTCCAGAGTGGCCTGTTGTACAACAAGGTCCTGCAATTAAAATGCCAGTACCTAAAGCAAAAGTAAAAAAAGCATCTGAGTTTAAAATATGTGTTGTTGTTCCTGACATTCAGATTGGTTACTACCGTGGTCGTGATGGCACATTAGAACCAACTCATGATGAGAAGGCACTTGATGTTGCACTCAAGATCATTGAAGAGATGAACCCTGACACAGTCATTTGTGTTGGTGACAACCTTGACTTCCCTGAGATGGGTAAGTACTTGACATACCCTGCGTATGCACAGACAACGCAAGCATCAATTGATCGTGCAACAGTGTTCTGTGCACAAATGCGTGCGGCGGCTCCTGATGCAGAAATCGTATGGCTTGCTGGTAACCACGAAGAGCGTATGCCTAAATATCTTTTAGTTAACGCATCAGCCGCTTATGGTTTGCGTAAGGGAAACACCCCAGAATCATGGCCTGTTTTGAGTGTTCCATACCTCTGTCGTATGGATGACTTCAATGTAATTTACAAGCCAGGTTATCCAGCATCAGATTATTGGGTCAATGAGAAACTGCGAATCATCCACGGCGATCGTGTTAAGTCCTCAGGATCAACGGCGCACATCTATCTCAACAATGAAAAGACAAGCGTTATCTATGGGCATATTCATCGCATTGAAACAGCATTTAAAACACGTGAAGACTTTGATGGTCCACGCACCATCATGGCTGCTTCACCTGGTTGTCTTGCTCGGATTGACGGCGCCATACCCAGCACAAAAGGTGGGGTAGATCTTGACGGACGTCCGCTTACTCGCCATGAAAATTGGCAACAAGGCTTGGGTATTGTTCGTTATGAAGACGATAATCAGCATCGTTTCTCTTACGATGTAATTCCAATTTACAACGGTTGGGGCATGTACCAAGGTAAAGAATACCAAGCAGACTAATGACAACGATTGTTGGAATTCAAGGTGACGGCTTTGCTGTGGTATGTGTTGACTCACGTATCTCCACCGTGTTCTCCGATGGTCTTGCTCAAACTGGAACACTTCGTGAAGGCTCCAGCAAAGTTGCCACTAACGGAAAGTACTTGTTAGGTGCGGCTGGGGATGTGCGTGCAATCAATATCTTGCATCATGTCTTTCAGCCCCCAGCAGTTCCACCAAACTTAAAAGGTAAAAAACTAGATCAGTTCTTTACTGCCAAGTTCATTCCTGCGTTACGTGAATGTTTTGACGCTCAGGGTTACTCAATACCTGACCTCAACGAAAACAAAGAGCATATTGCCGAGCAGGGATCCAACATTCTTGTTGTGGTCAATGGTGTTATCTATATGGTTGATGGAGACTATGCGTGGTCATCTGAAGCCAGTGGTATCTACGCTATTGGATCTGGTGCCCACTATGCCCTAGGTGCTTTACAAGTCATGATGAATAAAAAGAAATGGACAGCCCAGCAGGCTAAGACCAGCGCCCTCAAGGCTCTCAATATTGCGGCTCGGTTTGACCCCTACACGGGTCCCCCATACCAAACCTACGTACAAGGTCAAGAAAGCATTAGAACCCGTAAAACGGTATAATCTCTTTGAACCTAATCAAGGAGACTTATGAGTCAATTAAAGACCGCCCATGCAGATGCCGCTATTAAAGGTGCCGCCCTCGGTATCCTAACGTTTGCCGCCGCAAAGTACAGCATCTCAACTGAATTGGTTGCATTGCTGTTGCCTTTTGTTGCTACTGGTATTTCGCTGGTATCAACCAAAATTGGTCCTGCAAACACCACATTGCTTCTCAAGGTTGCTGAACAAGCAATTGCCGCCGCCCCTGCTAAAGCAGAACCAGCACCTGTTAAATCCGCAGCAAAGAAAGCCGCTCCAAAAAAGAAGTAAGATATTCATATCCTCCTTTTTTGTGGAAAGATATAACTAATGGCTATTGATTTTTGGTCACCCTCGTATCGTGCATCTTCAAGTGACCTCACAGTTGCTATCTCTCCGCTTGGATTGGTTGAACTTGCAGACGAAGAGTTTGAAGTTCATGGACCACGTCTAAACCGTTATTCTGCGGCTTGGGCGTGGTACCTAGGTCACCACTGGTCATACCGCCGTGAGATGGGCGAGTCACAGTTCTACATGAACTATGTCCGTACCATGTCGGACTACATCACCAACTTCTGTTTTGGTAAGGGCGTTCAGTTTAAAGTACCTGAGCAAAACGGTGCTATCACCCCACACTTGCTCCATAAAGTTTGGGATCAAGATAACAACAAACATTATGTGCTTTGGGAAATGGGTCAACTTGCTTCGGTAACTGGTGATGTGTTCGTTAAAGTTGCTTACGAAGAACCATTTGTTGACAGCGTAGGTATTCCACATGAAGGTCGTGTGCGTGTTATTCCTTTAAACCCAGCACACTGTTTCCCTGAGTACCACCCGCATGACCGTGACCGTTTGATTCGTTTTAAACTTAAGTATCGCTTCTGGGGGACATCACCAGAAGGAACTCGTCAAGTTTATACATTTACTGAGATCCTTACTGACGACACTGTCCAGCAATTTATTAACGACGAATTAGTTGACCAATACGAAAACGTTCTTGGAACTATCCCTGTTGTACATATTCCAAACACATCAATCTCTTCGTCACCTTGGGGTCAGTCGGACATTTGGGACATCATCCCTCTCAACCGTGAACTCAACGAGAAGATGGTTGAAGTCTCAGACATCATTAACTATCACGCCGCTCCTGTAACCATTATTACTGGCGCTAAGGCTTCACAACTAGAGCGTGGTCCTAAAAAGGTTTGGGCTGGTCTTCCTAAGGACGCAAACGTGTTCAACCTTGAATCACGTGGTGAGATGGCTGGCGCTTTGGAATACATCACTTTCTTGAAGCGCACCATGCACGAAATCACTGGTGTGCCTGAGACTGCTCTTGGTCAATTCCAGCCAGTATCTAACACTTCAGGTGTTGCTTTGGCTATCCAATATCAGCCAATGATGAACCGTTTTATGATGAAAAAGATTCACTTTACAAAGGGTCTTGAGCGTATTAACGAAATCATCATTCGCACGGTTGCTATTTTCCAGCCTGAGTATTTGTCGTATAACCCATTGCTTGCGGCTGAACCAGAGCCAGATCAACTCCCACAGTTGGATCCTGCTGACCCTGTCACTTACAAAACAACGGTGCACTGGCCTGAACCACTGCCTGTTGACCAACTCATCAAACTCAATGAAGTTCAAGCCAAGATGGCTTTGGGTCTTGAGTCCAAGCGTGGCGCCCTTGCCTTGTTGGGCGAAGAGTTCCCGAACGAAAAGATGCTTGAAATCTTTGAAGAGTTGCAAAATGACGCCTTGGACCAAGGTGCTCTTGACATGATGAACGCACAGATTCAGCAAGCCATCATGCTTGCTACAGGAATGATTGCAGGACCAGAGGGTGCGTCTCCCGCACCTGCTCCTTCTGGAAGTGGTAATGTAACATCATCTAGTGATGGTAACTCTCCATTACCAGGTGTTGGTGGAGGTATTCCACCAATTGAAGAAGAGATAGTAAACAAATTAGTTTCACGGGCATACGGAGCAAGGTTCGCCCAGCGCCGTAACCCAGACGAAGACAATTAAGGTTTAGAAAAACAGTTATTAACCGCCAAACAACCTATAAGGATAAGACATATGGCAAAGAACGTAGGTCCCGAAGGGGACATCATTACCGTTCCTGTAGACGCTCCAGCAGTGGAGAAGTTTGTAGAGAACGCTACTAAGAACAGCAAGATCTTCACGGAAGATGACGTGGAACAGATCCGCAAGCAGGAGAAAGACAAACTCTACAAGCGGATTGAAGAAGCCGACACCCGTGTAAGGACTATGGAAGAGCAGATGAGCCAGATCGCCGCAGAGCGTGAAGCCGCCCGCAAAGAAGCAGAGGAGCGTGCTAGTAAAGAAGCCGACATCCTGCGTCAACGGGAGATTGAAGAACTCAGCGCCAAGGACCTCCTTGCCAAGCGTGAAGAGGAATTCAACCAGAAACTGCAAGAGATTGACGGAGACTACAAGCGCCGCTTTGACGAGATTGAAGCACAGCGTCAAGCACAAGAGGCGATCATTGAAAAAGAGCGCCGTCTTCAAGAACTTGGGTCCTACCGCAACCGTAGGTTGGCAGAGGAACAAGAAGCGATCATTCCAGAATTAATAGACCTAGTGTCTGGTAATTCGGAAGACGAGATTGAAACATCCATTAGTGTACTTCGTGACCGAAGTGCTGCTATTATTGAATCAATCCAACAAGCGACGGCGCAACAGCAAAGTCGTTTGAGAGGGGTGCCAGTAACGGCTCCCTCTGTAGGGCCAATGGAAACTCAGACGGAATACCAACAGTTGAATGCGGATGACATCCGTAACATGACAATGGATCAGTATGCGAAAATGCGTGATCGGCTACTTAATGCCCGCCCCAATAGGGGTAGGTTCTAAAACCTATAACAACCATTAATCCTTAGGAGGATTAGAACATGGCTTTTCCAGCCCCAACAGGTGGTGCGGTTACAGGAGCAAACCTAGGGTCAATTACGACCACTGGTTACTCAAGTGACTCAACACTTTCACCCGCAATTCAGCAAATCTGGTCCAAGGAAATCTTGTTCCAAGCAATGCCAGTACTCCGTTTTGAACAGTTCGCAGTGAAGAAGACCGAACTCGGCGTGATGCCAGGTCTCACTGTTAACTTCATGCGTTACAACAACCTTTCGGTTGATGCTAACGGTTCAGAATTGGTTGAAGGCGTCCGCATGGAACCATCGGCTCTCTCGGCTTCCCAGATCCAAATCACCGTTAAAGAACAAGGTAAGTCGGTTGCAGTAACCGAACTTCTCTTGAACGCTTCGTTTGATGACGTTATGGCATCGTCCAGCCGCTTGCTCGGTCGTCACATGGCACAGTCCATGGACGTTCAGGCACGCAACACGCTGTACAGCACTGGCGTTCCATTCGGTGGCGGTGCCGCAGTTGCTCCAAACGTAGTCTTTGGTCGCAAGACCAACGGTTCAACCCGTGGATCAATTGCTCCTTACGAGTACTCGGCAGCAGGTTCGGCTTCGGCTCCTGGCTACCTCTCACCAGCAACCATTAAGGACGCTGTTGAAGTACTTGCAGGTCAAAACATCCCACGTCTTGGCGACACTTATGTTTGCTTCGTACACCCAGCACAGGCACGTTCACTCCGTGACTGGCCTGAGTTCATTGAAGTAACGAAGTATGCCGCTCCAGGAAACTTCATGCTCGGTGAAATCGGTCGTATTTACGACGTAGTGTTCATTGAAACCACCCAAGTACTCAAGGGCGGTACGGACATTGTTGACTTGGCTCCAGGAACCGCTGGTTACCAGGATCCAACTGAAACTTCGTACAGCGCAATGATGATCGGTGACAACGCATTCGGTCAGGCAATTGCCCTGCCAGTTGAACTCCGTGACGGTGGCGTAATTGACTTCGGTCGTGAGCATGGTCTCGCTTGGTACGCAATCTGGGGCTTCGGTGTTCTTACACACGAATCCCGAGTATTGATCAACACCAAGGGTGGAGCAATCAACGACTCCTTCTAATTTCTTAGAAGAAAAATGAAGTAGAGTGTAAGGGCGGGGGAAACCCCGCCCTTTATCTCATAATTAACTCAAACAACTAGGAGAATGTAATGGCAATAAAAAAAGCCAATATCTTTGCTGAACCTGTGGAAGCAGACGAAGCACCTGCTGTAGAAGTACAGCCAACTGTTGTTAACAGTGACACGATCAGTGCCCGTGTGAAGGGTACATGGACGATGTTCTGGGGACAGCATTCATTTAATTTTGAGGATGGTTCACGCTACACACTTCCACGTGACCTCTACAATTATTTGCGCAAAAGCGGAAATATCTACGACACTCTCTGAGGTAAATAATGGCTGGTTTTACAGTCCCCAATGCAACCGACTATGCAGTTGGTGGGATCATTGCATCGCTGGATCAAGCAGAACCAGACTCACTTGACTTCTCGTCATTATCTGACCGCCGTGATGCGGTACTTAGTGGTGGTGGCTATACCTCTGTTACAACGGCGTCAGGTAACCCTACGCCCGCTTATCTCAACGTAGTACTTGCTGCTTCAGAGGTTCGCATTGATGGAGTGTATAGCACTATCGCTAGTGGCACAGTTATCGTCCCCCTTGCTGAGGTTAACAGCGATGCTCGCTTTGATTTAATTGTTGCTTATAACAACGGTGGTACCTTTCAATACGCCGTAGTATCAGGTACTGCAAGTAGTACAAACCCAGTATTCCCAACGCTTCCAGACACTCAAATCCCGCTGTATGCGGTGTATGTAAAGAACACTTTTAACACCACCTACACCACTGAACTCCTTGTAGATAAGCGCATTTTTGATCTTACTTCTCTAACCCGTTCTGCAAGCGGTGCACCAGCAGGCAGTCTTGGAAATGTTGGAGATGTTTATTTAAACACGACTAGCCCGTCAAATAATGGTCAATCACAGATCTACGTAAAGACTGGTGCTTCATCATGGGTAAACCTCGCTACATACGTAGCAATGGCTTCAGCCAATACGGCTAATGCTTTAGTACAACGTGATGGTAGCGGTAACTTTACAGCAGGAACTATTACGGCAACTACCTTCTCAGGATCAGGCGCATCTCTTACAAACATCCCAGGGTCTGCATTAGACAACACATCTGTGGCGACTGGAAAGATTGCTGATGGTGCCATCACTGTTGCCAAACTTGCTACTGGAGCGCCACGTGCAGGTTTTAACTCTACTCGTTCAACAACTACTGGAAACTACACAGTGTCTACTTCTGATGTAGGTAAGTTGGTGGAGTTAAGTGCAACTAGTGCAGACATTACCGTAACCGTTCCAGGAACTGGTTTTGCTGACGGTGATCATATTGACCTTCTTCAAACCTCCTCTAACACCTACCGTGTCACTATTCAAGGTGACACAGGTGTTACTGTGAGTGCAGAAGGTAACAAAAGAACACTAAAAGCGCAATGGGCTGGGGCCACTTTGATTAATCGTGGTACCAACACGTGGGTTCTTATCGGCAACTTGACTGCGTAGCCTCTGATGATTCCAGGAATCGTTGAATCGTCTAGGTCAGTAAACCCTTTCTTAGAAACATTTAACCGTGCTAACACGTCTAGCCTTAGCACTACAGATGTTGAATGGACTGAGATTACGGGTGATTGGGTAATTGATACCAACACTGCCTACACCGCTACCTCTGCTTCTTTATACCCAATAGCAACTTTTGACTCTCAAAAATACAATGTGTCTTTACGGGCAACTAACGGAGATAACAAGGCTGGGTTTGGTGTTGCCTTCTGGGTGCAAGACACCAATAACTGGTGGGCATTAGTTAGTGACAGCACTACGACTACTGGTTCTTATTCTTACTACACATGCCCTCAAGGTGGTTACCTTTCAGGAACTACCTGCTACAACACAGTAACTGAACAATACATTCGTTTTTACACAAACGGAGATGGTTGTGTAAACAACCATGCCTATGACTACACCATTGACGCCGCTAGTGGTGACTGTACCTGTAACGACAACTGCCAGCCATGTGATGGTTACCTTGCGTCTGATGGGAATTGTTATCTAGACGTAGTTCCTGGTGTTGGTAACTGTCTTGGTTCAGGGGGGTCTTATAAAGACGGAGACCTTTGTTATTATTATCCAGTGTTTTGGTGCCCTCCGTACACGTACCAAGCCCCAGGTTGCGGTCCTGTTTATGGAACCCTTACAACTGATTACACGTACGCTGCAACTCTTGCTACTGCCAACACCACTACGTATACGTACACAATGAAATTGATCAAAAAGGTTGCGGGAACCGTGTCTGTTGTTGCTACACAAGAGCATGGTACTGACTTAACTGACGGTACTTACATTAATACTTTGTCTGTTGTAACTAACGAAAACCAGTTGACACTTAGTGGTGTTCGTAACGGTTTAAATGTTTCGTTTAGCCACACAGCGGTTAGCCCACTTGTAGCGGATAACCACGGTATTATATTGGCACCTGCTTCACGTAATCAGGGTTCACGAATTGATGACTTCTACTACTTTGGATAAAAATGGAAACACAACTAACAGCAGAAGAACGTTTGGACATCTGTAAAGAATGCCCAAGGTTATTCAAACCCACCTTTACTTGTAAAGAATGTGGTTGCTTCATGAAAGTAAAAGCACAACTCAAAGGGTCAAAGTGCCCAATAGGAAAATGGTAAATATGGATTACGAGATTATTGAAACAACGGTTGGTCCAATTACTAAGTGGAAAGACCAGTTAGTAACCCTTCAGGATATTCCTGTGCTTTTAGATATTGCCTACGCTAATCCTAACTTTTTAAATGATTTATATAAGGCTATTCAACAAGGGATGGCGTCTGCTTTTAAAGATCAACTTGATGCCTTTGAGATGAAAATGAACTTTCATTCTCCAAAAATCAATGCCTACATATCTTCAGCAACCCAATACATTTCTTTTATATCTGGTCCTTGGCCCCAATACAGACAGGTGATGGAGAATAAATGACAACTGAACGTCCTATCCCTAAACCAACGGGCACCGTTGCCGACATCACCAGAGTGTTGGGCGTTATGTCCCATCGCCACAGAGAACAACAACCAGAGGTAAATCAGCCCTACAGAGACACTGTCCCTGGCGCAGGCTCAGGCGATCAGTAATTTGAAGTAAACTGTAAGCATGGCTATCTACTCACAGCAGATCATGGATGAGGTTACCACGGTAGCCAGAAACTACTTGCGGGACTTTCCAAAGTTCTTTCAGGTCTCTTTTGACGCTGTTGGGCGTACCTACGAGTTAGGTCAGCCTAACATTGACACCAGCACCATGTGGATTGCCACAAACGTTGGTGCTTCTGTAACTGAACTAACATCGTCTCAGTATTCACTAGACAGCCGTAACGGCATTCTCCGCCTTGCTTCTACCCCTGCATCAGGAGCAAAGATTATGGTTGAGGGGTACCACTACGAATGGGTGTCCCCACAAGACCTTGAGTTCTATGCCAAGCAGGCTATTTCTCAGCACACTTTCAGTCTTGAAATACCTCTTGAGAACATGTCTGCGCTTATCATTGAAACGATTGGTATTGGCACCATCGTAGAAGCCCTAGGTGCTTTGATGTCTGAGTTCAGCCGTGACATTGACGTTATGACCTCTGAGTCCATTCATATCCCAGCCAGCCAGCGTTTCCGCATGGTACAAAGCCTCCTTGCCTATTGGACTGGTCAGTATCAGTCACAGGCTCGTGCGCTTAACATTGGTGTTGACAGAATTGAAATATTTAATCTACGCCGTGTATCCCGCACAACTAACCGTTATGTACCAATCTTTAAGGCTAAAGAACTTGGTGAGTACGGTCCAATTGAGCGCATCTTCCCAAATCAAGACAAAGAAGTTATTCAACTTGAGGAAGACCCACTGGATAAGTTGCGTGAAGATGTATACATTGACATGGATCCCCCAACGGGCTACACGAATAACACATACATCTAATGGATCTTCGGCGTGAACTAAATAGTATTCGCCGCCATTACCGTGAATACACCAGAAACTATGGTGAGACGGTGGTCTGGTTTGAATACCTAACAGCCACTACTCCAGCCAGCGCTGGGTCACTATACGATGACGTATACGACGAAGGCATAGCAGGACCTAACGGACGCAAGTACAAGTCGGGTGTGACTATTCCCGTATTGATGATTACGGAAACTGAAGACCAGAAACGAGCCATTCCTGAAGGTCGTCAGCCTGTGGAACTCACTAACTTTGTGGCATCCATTGAGGACTTTAGAACCGCTGGGGTGACCGATCCTTTTGAATACCAGAAGCATCTAAACGATATGTTCTTGTATGACGGTCGTTATTTTAGTCTTGCTACATACCGTGTTCGTGGACGCTTACGTGATGACGTCCTTGTAGTCGTTGAAGGTATTGAGGTTTACATCAACCAAGAAATGCCTTTTGACCCAGGTCCAACCGCAATGGGTGTGCAAAACCTTCCTTGGCCTACAGCGTTGCCTAGTATTTGATAAACTTAAAGCAATCTTGGTGAGCGCCAAGAGGTCCAACGCCTAGAACTTAAGGAGAAGCCAATGCCTGGCTTTGATGCCCCTATACCCTCAAGTTCTAGTGACTTTATATCTGGAGAACCTTGGGTTCTTAAGAACATGATGTCTACTACGCTCAACTTTCCCAAACTCGTAGCATCGGCTTTATATGCCGCCGCTCAAGAAGAGGAAGACAGGTTACGACGTACCTATGCAGATCAAGGTATTTCTGCTGATGTGTCAGTCACGTACAACGTTAACAATAATAGGTTTGAAGTTACGGCATCAGGGGCTGAGGTCGTTGAAGCAGAGTACGGCGGACCTACCTCTACAGCACGGGCACTCTTGCGCAAATCTGTGGTTCGTGACGCTGACGCTATGACAAAGACCATTGAAAAGGTAATCAGTAAAGGCTTAAAAGTATGAAGACTGGGTTCCTCTTTGCCGAAGACGAGGCAATCAAAAAGTTGTTTACAGGTCTTACCGTCAGTGACGACCGTGATGCCTCACGCCCAGTTCAAGTGTTCTTCCGATACCCAGAAGGTGAAACAGAACGCTACTACCCTTTCATCACAATTGAACTAATTGACATTGTGCATGCAAAGAACCGTCAGCATTCTGAGAACTTCTTAGATACTCACCGTACGGGGCATCCCAACAATATTGACTATTGGCCTAGCACCTCTTCCGCTAGTTCCCCAAATATTGAAGGATTTGACTCATACAAAACTACTGAGTTTACCCCAATAGATCTTTTATATCAAGTTTCTACGTTTACAAGAAGCGCCATACATGACCGACAAATAGCCACCCAGATGTTAACTACAGTTATCCCCTTTAGGTACAGTTCAATCAACATTGAGGCAGACGGAACCTCTCGTCGTTTGGACCTACTAGATTGGTCTACAGCAGACCTTCTTGACCCTGAAGCGGGCTACAGAAAGCGTATCTTCCGTAAGGTATACACACTACAAATGACGTCGGAACTACCAACGTCTGCACTAATCGGCCTCAAGAAAGTAACGTCTGTATCAACTACACTTGAACAGACGAATTAATTATTGAAACCCTGTCACCTTTGATTTAGGAGTAAAAATGGCATACGAACGCCCAGGAGTCTACGTACGTGAGACTCCATTTACAAGCAACATCAGCCCACGCACCGCTACAACGGCTGCCGCATTTGTCGGTACCGCAGAGCGTGGTCCTGCTGTTCCAACCCTCATTACCTCGTGGAATGACTACAAGGCAAAGTTTGGTGAATTGGCACAAGGTTACGACCTTGGTTATGCTGTTTACCATTACTTTGCAAACGGTGGTCGTGACGCTTATGTTTCACGTGTAATTGACACCACCGCCGTTGCATCTACAGTTGCGTACACAGGTACAGTAACTGGTGCTTCTGGATCATCAACTTTGTTTACTTTGCAAGCATCTTCAAAAGGTGCTTGGGGTGACGACGTTTCAGTTACTTTGAGTTTTGATACAAACACTTTGGTTGATGCATCAAGCGCACCAAAAGTACAGGCATCAACGTTGTTCTCAATGATTGTTTCGCAAGAACGAAACGGTTCTACAATTGAAGTAGAGCGTTGGCAAGAACTTTCGTTTGATCCTTCAGCAAGCCGTTATTTCAAGCAAGTTCTTGAACTTTATTCGTCGTACGTAAATGTACAGGGAACCCCAGCAACAATTGGTACAAACACCACTATTGCTGTTTCTGGTATTACCGCAGGTACATACTCAACAACACTTACATTGGCTAATGGTTCAGACGCTACTAACGCTTCGTCAGTAAGTGCTGACACTGAATGGGCTACCTCAGTATCAAATCTTGATGCAGTAAGTGGTCCTTTGTTGATTAACCTTGTTGGTCAGACATCAAGCACCCGTGTTAACCAAGCGTTGTCATATGCAGCAAACCGTGCTGACGCTTTTGTCATCATTGATTGCCCAATTGACGCTGCAACTAAGGCTGACGTGCAGACCGCAATCTCGTCATACAGCACCAGCAATGGTGGCTTTGGCGCTGTGTACTTCCCAGCATTGAAGATGTATGACCCATCAAAGAGTGGTCCAACCGCTATCCGCAACACCTACCCAGGTGGAGCAATTGCTGGAGCGTACGTACGTTCGGAGAACCTCCGTGGTGTTGCTAAAGCACCTGCTGGTTACTTCTTGGACTTGCAGAACGTATTCGGCTTGGTAGCAACTGTGTCAGATGCTGATCAAGGTACTTTGTATAACACTAACCATGTTAACTGCATCCGCACGATTGCTGGTGGTGGAACAATCATCAACGGTGCTCGCACCTTGGCTAAGAACCGTCCAGACAAGTACATCACGATCCGCCGTACCCTTTCGTACCTACGCACGGTTCTTGATGCACAAACTCAGTTTGCTGTTTTTGAACCTAACGACGAACGTTTGTGGGATCGCATCAAAGTCTCATTGTCCAGCACTCTTACTGATTTCTGGGCTAAGGGGAACTTGAAGGGTGCTAACTCAACAAGTGCTTTCTACATCATCTGTGACTCAACAAACAACACTCAGGCAAGTATTGAAGATGGATACGTAAATATTGAGGTTGGTGTCGCATTGCAGTACCCAGCCGAGTTTGTCGTAATTAACCTCACACAGTGGGCTGGCAACGGCTCTGCTGGAAACCTCTAATCCAAGGAGTTATTTAAAAAATGGTAACAGCAAAAACAATGCGAACTGATCCGCTACGTAACTTTAAGTTCCGTGTGCAGATTATTCCTAAGTCATCCTCAGGTCCTATTGCTCAAAAGTTAAGCCAAGTTAGTGAACTTGGTTTTGCTCAGGTAAGCGGTATCTCCGTAACCAACGAAATCATCACCTATCGTGAAGGTGGAATGAACACCCACCCACACAAGATGGTGGCACAGTCAGACTTTGCCCCTGTCTCATTTGCTCGTGGTGCCTTCAGTGGTCAAGATCAGTTGTTCCAGTGGCAGAAGTTCCTCCATGCTTGGTTGGGACAAGGCGTTGGTGGAGAACCTGGATTGTCAAATGGCGACTCAGAATACCGTTGCGACATTCTCGTAAAAGTATACGACCACCCACACACCGCAAGTGAAGTAGATGCTCAGAGTGGAAACTCTTTGTTCTACCAGTATGACGGTGGACAACAGGGAACTTCTAACAAGCCAGTTGTACCTGGAAACGTTAAGTTTCAATTTAAACTGTTTAATGCATGGCCTGGCGCTTATGCTTTGACCGACCTTAATGCTGGAGACAACGGTATCTTGATTCAATCAATGACCGTTCACCACGAAGGTTTCTACATTGACTGGAACGGTACTCAAGACCTCGCAACCATGTAGTATAACCAGTACCACTATTTAAGGAGTATAAGAAGATGGATGATAAACAACAAGCCGATGCGCTTAATGCCGCCCTTGCAGAAGAGATTCCTGAAGTTAAAGCACCACCCTCAACCTCTATAGAGTTGTTGCGTGGTGTCTTTAACTCGGAAACTAACTCATGGGAAAACACCGCATACGTTCGGGAATTAAACGGTTTTGACGAAGAAGCACTGGCTGCTTTAGATAATCAAAACATAGTTTATTCTGAGTACATGTCCGTACTGTTAAAGCGGGCTGTAGTTTCAGTCGGGTCCTTCTCTGTTAAAGATAACCCAACTGTCATTGATAATTTAATTATTGGTGATCGTGATTTGTTGTTTCTGAAGATCGTTGAAGCAACCTACGGTGTAAACCGTGAGTACCAAGTGACCTGTGGTTCATGCAAGGCTATGAACGACATTGTTGTTCCAATGAATGAGTTTGAGAACCGCAAGGTAGACCATGACCCTCAAACACCTTTAGAAGCAACCTTATCTGACGGCACTAAGATTCGGATGCGTCTTCCTAACGGTATGGACAGCCAGATCGTTGCTAAAAAAGCAAAGTCAACCGCAGAACAAAATACGTTAATGCTGGCTCGTTGTGTTGAATCCCCAGCCATGTCTAACCCACAGCAATGGGCTAAAGGACTTGGTATGAAGGACCGCAATGAGTTGGTTCGGGTACTAATGGACAGCCAACCTGGCCCTGAAGTAGGGGAGGTGAATGCCCAATGCGCTACGTGTGGCTCAGATCTGAACATCGTGCTTGATTGGGCATCCCTTTTATTCGGTTAATCTAACTCATATATACTGGGAATACGATTTGATAGCCACGGTTTACAAGGGCTTTACGCTCAACGACATACAAAATATGGCAGTACGCCAACGGGAGTACTGGTCCGCAATGGGTAAATGGCGTAACTCTGGAGACTGATGAAACATGCCTGAAGAACGTGGCGTAGGTGATGGTGCTTTTGGCGGTAGTCCACGCACTGGAAACAATGTTTCCAATGTAAACGCTAACGTTGGCATGCGCCTTGATAGGTCTATTGCCCGTTTATGGATGACAACGTACGATGATCTTACTAGAAGAGTAAGAACGTTACGTAATGAAATTAGGCAACTAAACACCGAAGCAAGCCGTACCACTGGGGCAATCACTGGTTCAGGTGGCGGTGCGCCATCTTCAGCATCAACTACTACAGCCGCCGCAACTTCTAATGCTACTGCTACAACTGCACGCCTAGTAGCAGGTACAGGTGGTGGTAGCGGTGGTGGGCTTGGTGGCGGACTCGGAAACCTTGGAGGAGGTGGAGGCGGTGGTGGTCTTAGTGGCGCCGCTATGGCTAGTGGGAACCCTTATGCAATGGCGGCGTCATTAGCGGCTAAATCAATCACTAAGAATTTGGACAAAGTCCAAGAACAACTGCAAAAGTTAGATGCCCGCATTGATCGTGGTTATGGTCCATCTTTAGAAGCAGACCGTCAGAGCGTGATGTTCCAACAAATGTATGGAATATCTCAACAACAGAATTACAACCAATTTAGAAAGCCAATTAACAATTACCGACTTGGTCCTGGTGGTATTAACCAGATGCTTAGTCTTCAAGCAACTACTGGTCTTAACGCTCAAATAATGGCTCCAGGTGTGGAAGCAATCCGCACCATGACTGGTTTTGGTTTAAGCACTGGCGATGTAAGCAACATGCTTTCTACGTTGGCTTCTCCAGAAGTAAACAATCGTTTAACAATGACGTTGGGTACGGGTCTGTATGGACCTGGTGGTAAGCAACGCTCTCCAGTAGAAGTCATTCAGGCAATTGTTCGTGGTGCTGGTTTGACTAATGAAAACGTAGTTCGTGGTGCGCTACAACCTGGATCTATGACCCGTGCTCGTTTGAGCGCTATGGGTGTACCTCCAGAAATGCAAGATGTTGTTATTCAATACGCAATGCAAAACATTCAATACCAGAAAAAGACTGGCGGAAAGAAGGGGATGTACAACCCTGCTGACCGTAAGCAGTTGGGTGTCATGGGTATTGATAAGAACTTTGCTACTGAACGAGAAGTAACAGATGTTCGTAGAACACAACGTGATGAGTCGTTCTATAACAAACAAAAAGACAACTACGCATCTTTAGAGCGCAATACCCAGAAGATGGAAGACCTCACACGTAAGGTTGAGGAGTTAACTGCCGCCATTATTGGTGCTCGTATTAGTACCCGAAATAACCCGTTAACCAATGCTCTTGGTAAAGGTTTTGGTGCGGCTTTTGGTCCAATTAAAGATGCGTTAGGTTTAATTGGTGGAGATGCTTTAGAAGATGGAACAGGATCTAAAGCAACTAATGGTGCTAGGGGTGGCAGAGGATCGGTAAATGTACCAAGTAGTTTAAATAAAACGTTTGGTGATCGTTTGCGTCAAATGATGTCAGAGCGCCCAAGCATCACAATTGGAACTGGTTTCCGTTCCTCAGCGGATCAGCGAACAATGTTCTTGTCCCGCTATTCAAAGACCTCTGAAAAGACAGGTGTGTACTGGGACGGTTCATACTGGAAGAAGCATGCTGGTGTTCCAGATGCGGCTCCCCCAGGAATGTCAATGCACGAACTTGGTTTGGCAGTTGACCTTAACTATCCAACAAAGGCTGACGAAGAATGGTTCATGCGAAACGCTTCACGCTTTGGTTTGAAGACTATCTCAAGCATTGCTGAACCTTGGCACGTACAACCAGCAGAACTTGCAAATAGCAGAAGGCAATATGAAAAAGATGGAGCGCCGTGGGGACGTGGTCCTGCGGGAACTATTGCTTACCCATTTGACGCTACCTTTGAAGGAACTCCAGAAGATTCATATGGCGCTAGTGGTGGTATCACTGTTAATTCTCAAATGAGTATTGCTGATTCCATTACTTATTCTCGTGCTAGTAATGTGCTGAAAATTGGAGGAGGTGGCATTGGTGGTCGTGTAGTTACATTACGTACAGGAGCGCCAAAAACTGGGGAAAATAAAGGTAAAGGTTCTGCACCAGGGTTTAAACCAGGAACCATCCCTGCGGGATTCATGTACCGAACAACTCCAAACTACCAAGGTTGGGGTTATTTTGTTCCACAATCATTTACCGACGCTGATCTAGAAGCCTTACACCTACACGAGCAAAAGGATTGGACTAGAACTGTAAAGAATCGTGACGGCACGCTTATGGGCGGATTTGCCATGAATCAATATAACTGGAACCGAGGTGGTGGTTTAAAGTATGCAAAGAATCCTGCACTAGCAACTCCTGAAGATCAAAAGAAAGTAGCCAAAGTTCTATTAGAACAACTTTGGGCGCACGATGGCTTTGAATCTATTGTACGAGGCAACATAACATGGCCTGGTGCAGGAAAACTTAAATCAATTGATCTTCCTCCTGGAACCCCTATTAGTACTACAAAGGGTTCTTCAGGTGACCCTATTAGCGCACCTTCTCGTGGTGGCGGTGGTAACACTGTGATCGTAGAGGGCAATGGAGGTGGTATTACAATTGCTCCAAACATTTACATTCAATCAGCAGGTAACAATGTGGCAGACGCAAACCGTGCCGCTCAAGAGATTGCAGATATCATTTCTCGTAAAGTTAAAACAACTGCTCTAAGGGGTATGTAATGGCTAATAAATTCCCAGCACGTTATCAAAATGACCAGTTTTATAACTTTACTAAATATGAAGGTGGCATCAAACCAGGTAGCGAAAAGGCTATTGGAGATAAAGACAACCCTGGTTTTTTATGGCCTGCCAGTAATTATAAGAATGCTGTTACAGGAACAAACATCAAACTACAGCGTGGGTATATGCGTATGATTGCGGAAGCATATGGGACAGATGCAGCAAGTCAAAACTTGTCTAAACGACGTTTTAACTTTCAATTTAACCCTGACGTTCTTGTACGTTCCGTAACTGCTCGTAATGATGTTCAGTTTTGGATGAACCAAGACCCTAGTCAGTTTGTTAATCCAATCCCAGGACAATCTAACTTTGCTTTTAGTTTCATATTAAACCGTGAGGCAGAGGTAGCGTCAGGAACTTACCGTAATAATTCAAACGTTATTACTACTAATAATCGTCCTACAACAATACCTGGAGAAGTACGAGATGTTTATGCGGCTTCACCTGGCGGTGGGGGTGGCAAAGTTGGCACTACTGTTGGTGAATATAACCCATCGTCAGTAACTGATATCGGTGTTCTAGCAGACCTTATGGTATTTGACCAAGTTATTGGTCAGGGATTAAATCAAGATTTAGCAAACAAACTGTTAGGAAAGATTACTGACTACACAAAAGAATACAACATTAATAACCCTACAAATGCATCCGCAGGAACAGCAGATGCTCAAGACCAACAACCACTTGTAATGCCATCAGACTTAGGCGAGTATCTGTCTGGGAATATTGGTAACTCTGCGTTTCTCATCGCTCAACCAGTACGAATAGTGTTTTCTTCTTTGTACATGGTTGAAGGGTTTATAAGCAGTTCAACTGTTACGTTTAACAAATTTAACCTAGCCATGGTGCCAACACAATGCACTGTAGAAATTCAAATGGAAGCAATGTACATTGGATTTGCAACTAGGGATACGTTTCTTACACGTAGTCTTAAAGTTGCGCTAGAAGACACTCAACCAGGTCAGGGCAGTAGTGATGTAGAGCAAGAAGCCATAAAGTTACAGCCGCTTGCTGATGACCTTGTTAATAGAGTTGTGCGCTCTAAGAGTTCTATACCATCAAAAATAAACCCATTTAGTAATGACAGCAACAGAAAAGAACTTAAAATATCAGACATTTTAAGTAAGGGTGACAGTACGTTTTTTGAAGTATCTATGGTCCCTACTAATACTTACGATGTTAATAAAGATTTTATTGCTAAAACAGATGCCACTATGACTATTAGAATAACGTACAAAGGTCGTCAAGGTGTTCCTCAAGACCCTGACTTTACAGGTAGTATTGGTAAAATTATCTACGAAACGTCTGCTCAATCAGAAGTTACTTGGGACTCTGCTATTCCATTAGTTAACGCAAGGCCAACTACTTTTGAAATAACAAAATTAAACCCAAGTATTGCAAATAAATATGACACGTCATCGGCTGCTAAATACCTTATTGAAGTCAATATTGGTTATGTTGTTTCTGGTACTCAAGGTGGTCAAGCAACTTCAAAACAATACGCTCAAGCACTTACAGAAGTGTTATATGATAATTGGATAGACGGTGATTCATTCAATGTTAAAACTATACAGTCTTCAACAAAGTTAAATTAATTATGGCTATTAATACATCCTCACGGTACACAACAGTCATTGATACTTCCTCTACTAATATTATTGCTGTTCGTAGAGACACTACTTCAGTACGTTACACAAACTATGTAACACGTTCAGAAGAATCATTTGAAAGTCTTGCTAATCGTATATTTCGTGATGGTACTCAATATTGGCGAATTGCTGATATGAACCCACATGTTAAATTCCCCGATGTAATACCTACAGGAACGATCATTCGGCTGCCTGCATGATTTTTAAAAGTAATCATCCTAACTCTCCTGATGTATCAGTTATCTTAAGTGATGTTTCAGTAGATTACGCAACAATACAATCTGTAAGTATTGACGTGCATGAAAACATGCATGATATGGCAACTATTACTTTTAGCGGTTTTCTGACTAAAGGTATTACTGATTATGTGGGTGTTCCTGTTTATATTTCTATTGGGGTTAATGAAAGCCGAGTAATTGAGTTTTACGGTTATGTCTCGTTTGTTGAACCTGTTATGGAAACAAGAAAGGGTTTAATAAACAACAGCCCTGTTCAAACTGCTGTGCTGACCTGTATGGGTGCATCCTATGATATGAGCAACAATAAGTACAGAGTGTGGGAAAACGTTACCCTTGCAAATATTGTTGAAAAGATAGCAACTACTTATGGGTATTCGCTTGCAGTTCCAGATGATCGTTTTGTATGGAAACGACTATTACAAAACCAAAAGTCTGATTGGCAGTTTTTAAAAGACGCTTGTAATTCAATTGGGTATTACATGACTACGTCAGGAACCCACATACACATCTATGACCCGTACAAAGCAATTGCACGGCAACTTCCTTATGTAGAGTTACTCACTGTGCGTGGGGCATTTGGAGACTTAGAATATGCGCCTGGTCGGATTATGGAGTTTAGAGGATTATTTGGAGATATTACTTTAGACGGGGCTGTTTCTAAATATAACTATGTTGGTATTGATTCATCTGGCACTGTTGTACAAGCCTCTACTTCTGATGATGACTTTACCAAACTTGGTGAACTTGTTGAACGGCGATATACCAACGAAGTAGCCACAAACGTTACGTCTGTTGAAATGTTAAATAAACTTGCTAAAGCGTCTACTAAACAAAATTACCCGTACAACGCCACCGCATTGGTTACTGGAGTTCCAGATCCTGTCCCAGGGTCTGTAGTTAAAATTGATAACTACGACTCCTACTTTGATGGATATTGGATTGTTAGGGGTGCCAAACATATGGTAACAAGGTCAAACTATCTAACAGAATTGACGCTATCTACTGACTCTACCAATGGTGTAATTCCAGTTAATCAACCAGGGGCTGCTTTTCAAGCGCCTCCACTACCTATTTTAGTTGACGGCAAATGGTCTGCTTCTTTAGAATTTAGTGATGTATATGTTTAGTAGCCCTGTATACAGAGCCATTGTCACCTACTCAAATAGCGTTAATGGGGAGATAAAAGTCCGAATCCCTGCACTATCTGGGGTACTGGACGTTGTAGCGCTATCTACGGTGGGCAGATCAGCGTACAATGGTAGTTGGGTAGTACCAGCAATCGGGGAACAAATAGTCGTCACGGCTGATGACGTTAACCTTACCAACCTATTTTGGGTTCAAACAAACCCAGTAACCCCTGTGTCTACTGCCTCTATTGAAGCAGACGTAGTAGGGCTTACTACGGATGTAAATGGGTTAACCACCCGTATTAATGAACTAGAATCGTATAGGGACGCATTTCTATTAGGAGTCTTTAATTAACCATGGCAACGATCAAAACCCCATTTGCTATTGCACCATCAGGGCGAGTTGAGCGTGTCATGGACCAGAACGCTATAGCCCGTCAACAGATCATTGATGTTCTTACAACATCTAAGTTTGAGCGAACCATGCGCCCTGGGTATGGTGCGGGCGCTAATGATTTGCTTTACGAGCCAGTAGATGATCTTATCTATGGTGAATTTAAAGCCGACGCTCTATTAGAACTTAACAAAAGAATAAACATTGCAAGTATTATTGACGTCCGTGTAGGTGCTTCTAGTACCCCTTACTTTGCAGATGATCTTAGTAATACAATTGAGATTTCGGTTTACTACCGAACTGCTTCTCCAGGCGTTCAATCTTTTTCATTTAACATCGCCACCCCTGGCGCTCTCACTGAGGAATCGGTAATATGACAACCTTTGACTATACCAGCAGGGACTATACGTCCATTCAAAACGACTTATTTGCTCGTGCGCAGACGCAAATTCCTGAATGGACATCTCGTGATAGTGGTGACTTTGGAGTGCTCATGGTTGACCTGTGGGCGTATATGGGAGACATCCTTCATTACTATGTGGACCGTGCCGCTGGCGAATCTTTCCTTAATACTGCAACACAACGTGAAAGTGTTCTTGCAATTGCAAACCTATTGGATTACTTGCCGTCTGGTCGTAGGTCAGCAAAAGTAAACATTCAACTGGACGCCAATCTTACAACGGCTACTGATACAAACCCTGTATTCATCCCTAAGTACACCCGATTTAAAGCAACTCCATTAGTGGACACTGCTTCCCCTGTTATATTCCTGTTAGACACTCCAATTGCTTTTGTAGGAACAAGTAACGGTGCCAGTACAAGCGTGGTTTCTGACGGTGTTACGTATGCAACCTATCCAAAAACACAAGTAATTTCAGTGGCTCTTACCGAAGGAGAACGCTTTACTGAAACGTATACCTCTACTGGTTTGGTTGGGCAACGAATTACCTTGCGACAAACAGGCGTTGTTACGGACAGTATTACGGTTACAACAAACGAGGGTGGCGCTGGGTCCACAGTGACCTACGCATATGTTGAACGAATCATCAATGGAACAAACAATGACAAAATCTATGCCGTAGATATCACGGCAGATAACTATAGTGTTATTGCATTTGGAAACAACGTTAACGGATCTGTACCAGCCGTTAACTCCGCTATTACCATTACTTACCGTAAAAGTCGTGGTAGTGCAGGTAACGTTGTTATAGGCGCTGTCAAAGAAATAGAAAGCACTACAGTACCTAACAAGCCATCATTAGATGGTTTAGTAGTTGTTCCAAACTCCTTGAAAGCCTCAGGTGGTGTTGACATTGAATCAATGGCTTCACTTAAACAGAACATCCCAGCATCTTTTAGGTCTCAAGACCGTGCTGTGTCTTTGCAAGACTATCGTGACCTTGTACTGCGTGTTCCAGGGATCGTACGAGCAACGTCGTATGTTAGTGGTAGTACCGTATACATTAAAGCAACCACTCAGCCCTCTGACTATGGATCATCAAACACATTGGTATTAACTAGTGAAAAAGTTACAGATATTGTTAATTACTTAGCGCCACGTGAAATTGCTTTTGTTACATCTTCAGTAGGAGCATCTGTAAGTTTAACGCCTGTCAACTTTGCAGGAACTGTTCAAATTAAAGATGGCTATATTCAAGAAGTTGTGTACAACAAAGTTGTAGATGCTATCTATTCATTGTTTGACTTTGATAACTTAGATTTTGGTACAACTGTATCGCTTGGTAGTGTTTATCGGGCTATTCTTGACGTAGATGGTGTTGATTACACCAACATTACTAAATTTACAATTACTGGGTCAAACGTTATTGACAGCAGTGGTTCCTTTATAGGTGTTACTCCTAACGCACAATCATTGTTAGTACTTGGCTCTACATCATCCTTTACACTTACACCTAGCGGTGGCATTACCGCATCTGGCGGGTAATCATGGCAAGAAAGTCTTTTAGGCTTAGGCGTGTTTCTGGAGTCGGTGACGCCGTAGGGGTCGGTTCATTTGTACGAGGTCTTCCTAGTACACAGCGCCTTCTTGGTGTATCAGCCGCTGATCAAGACGCCGCACTTCGTTCAACTGGCATTATTACAATATCTGAAACCGCAGATGCTTCTGTATTTTCAGCAATACCAATTGAATACAACGCTGTAGAACTAGCATGGCTTCTCACAAGCCCATTTGTAGCGGTAGAAGATATTACAGAAGGTGATTCTGGGCTAATAGGGGTTGCCATTGTATATTCAACCACTGGTTATCCAGAAACAGTGGCTGACGGTAAGTTATTGGTTAACAGTGACGTTCTTAGTTATATACACCAAGAGCAAATTCCCATCATTACAGATACAGGTACCGTAATTAAGTCAGAACCAGAACCTGGTAAATGGGCTTATTACACACTGTTTGGTTATTACAACACCGATGGTGTTGACGGTTCTTATTTCTATGAGCGTCTTGCTTCTTTAGAGGTACTGCTTCCCTTTGATTATGGTTCACGTAGTGCTTTGTGGAAACGAGTACCGCAGTACTACCGAGAGATGGACTCTGTTAATGCATCGTTAGACCCTAATCAACTTAATCGTGGTCAACTTGAACGTTTTATTGACGTGTTTGGTTTTGAGATAGATAGAACAAGAACTCTGATTGATTCATTGATGGTTCAATACGACCCACTACTTGCTGAGGCAGATGCTGTAGAAGAATTAGCAAACATGCTTGGTCTTGAACTAAATGTGACTGACATTGGTGTATCACGTACTCGTGCGCTACTCCATGACATCGGATATATCCGACGACAAAAAGGTACAGAAAACGCCACAGTGGCATACCTAACAGCCGTAAGTGGTGGAGACGTATCTGTTTTTACTGGAGCAAGCGCTCCGTACTATACGTTTGCGGTTCATTCTCAAAAAGCAAACTTAGTTGCTAATCCACAATTTGTAGGGTCTTCTTCATGGTCGGTTGCTTCAGAGTATTCAGTAACAACTACCAGTGCGTCTAGCGGAATCACAATTACTGCTGGCGCTACAGCAACAAAGGTAGCCGTACGTTCAACTGTGGCTGTACCAGTTTCTTCAGAACATACATATTATATGTCTGGTGAATTCAGTGGTGCGTCTGCTCCCGTTGTTTATGGCAGTCTGTGGCACACCGCTAATAACTGGTCTGCATGGGGTTCAACAACCACTCAAGTTGATGAGATCCCTGCTGGTATTACTGGTAGGCGTATCTACGAAATGGATACCGCAGGGTCCAGTGCTTCCTTATATCCAGTATTAGTTTTGTATCTAGGGGCTAACCAATCCATTACTCTTAAAAAATGGATGGTAGAACCCAATAGTTATGGAGACTTCTTTGATGGAGACTCAGTGTTTGGTGGTTACCTATACCAAGGTTTCTCGCCCGACTTTAGATGGACAGGGACGGCCTACGCCTCGTATTCCATCTATACGGCTAACAGAAAAAAGACCCAAGACTCTATTGAGCGCTTGCTTCCAAAGATCCTTCCAGTTACACTTCTAGGTACCGACAGTGGGCAACCTAAGTATGAAGTGTTGTTTGATTGGATTCCTGGAAGAACATTATGACCTATATCATTGCAGGTTTAGCCGTATATAAAATAATCCAATTGGCTGATGCCCTTTCACCAAGAGAAGCCATGCCATGGGTCAAGATCCTACTGACCGTATTGGTATCTGTGGGTGCTGCTTTTGTTATAGACCTAGATGGAAATCCCGCAGAACAAGTTGTGGCAGGTCTTGGCATCGCTACACTGGCGGGAGCCACCCACTCCTTGCTACGGTTGCTGACCTTAACAGGGGACATGGCGCACAAAAAATCACTTAAATAAAAGGATCAAAAACGATGCTCAAGAAGTATGGAATTCTCGGTAGTGGCATAACAAGCAAGAATGTAATTGAAGATGCCCTCAATGAACTAGGTGTGGACAATGACTTCATTGTTACCTGTGGTGCCAAGCCATCTGAATCCGAGGCACGAGTAATCAACTGGTTGATTGACATGGAAGTCAATTACGAAATCATTCATGCAGGTAAGGCTCCAACAAAGTTTATTGAGAGTGCCTCGGTTGAACAATTAGAGGTAAACCCAGCACGGGAAATGATTCGCCAACTTGCTAAGAAAAAAGGAACTCTTTTACTTCTTTGGGATGACACAGTAGTACCTGAGATGGAAGAAATCTGTTTTGATGCGGCTGATGCTGGTGTCACTATCCTTGATTTGACTAATGGTCTTGTACCAATTGTTGTGGACATTACTACTGAAGAAAAGACAGCACCAGTTCAAACTGAAGAAGTTGAGATTGAAGCCTTTACTCGTGATGAGATGCTGTCAATGTCCATTGGTGTTCTTCGCCGTACAGCAAAGTCCCAAGGGATCCAGGTAGGTACATCTATGTCTAAGGAACAGATCGTGGATGCAATCCTTAATGACGTACCAATGCCAGACCCAATCATTGAAGATACCGAGGTAGAGGAAGTGGACATCCTTCCACCAATTGATCTAGGTACTTTTCATGTTGTAAGTAGCGCTCAGAACGACCGAGCAATCACTAGTTCTTACAACACCTGCATGCTTACGGCAACATTCCCTAGTGGAGTGATTATGAGCCGTCCTGCAAATGTGGAAGAAGTCAAACAGTTGTTTGGCTTTGGTTCAACTGTTTAGTTACCACTTAACCTTGTCAGCCCAATAAGCGGCAGACATCTTGCCTTTAGAGATGTTCTTAGCGTGACGTGCTTTAAATGAAGCGTTACGTGCAGAACCATCAGGTGAACCTTTAACGCCCTGTTGACCAAAGCGAATCGTCTTAACTTGATCGCCTTCTTTAGCAACAACAACATGTGACTTGGTTGGGTGATCAGGTGTTGCTTTTGGTTTATTAAAACCAGATACACCTGCACGTGTAAGTCGTGGGTCTTTCTTACTCTCAGCCATTACTTCTTACCTTTCTTGGAGACAGCCATGTTGTCAACAAGGTTTGGATACGGACGACCAGCGGCTTTAGCACGAGCCTTTGCTTCTGACTTCTGGTCAGGTGTCAACTTAGTTGACTTCTTCTTTGGATTGGGTTTGTCCCATACTTCTTTTTTAGATGCCATGGGAATAGTTTAGCGGTTGGGAGGAGAGCCATTTAACACGGGCAGGGGAGAAAGGAGGTAAAGCCCCTGCTCTGTCGTCCTGAGGAGGTCGCTCTCCTCCCAACACTCTTATTACTTTAACACCCGATCAGGAAGTGTTAAAGCAACGCCGAGAGTGTAACATGGGCGCCCCGAGAAATGACAACCTGAGGAGCACAAGAAATGGCAAAGAACAACCGACTGAGTGGCCCCTTTTTACCAGTCCCAAGATGGGTGTTGCCATACATTGCAACTGACTATGTATCCCATGCAGTACTGAACCACTTCCTTCAGTACCTCCACCCTGATACCCAGGAACTGACGACGTCCTACCAGCACATTGCTGACCAAATGGGTTGTGATCGCCGTACGGTTATGCGCTCAATAAAACGACTTGAGGAAATTGGTTTGATCGTCAAACAGCACCGTGTCACTAGGTCAAATAAGAACCTGACGAATAGTTACTATGTCAATTTTAACAATCCACTAGTGTCACACGAGTCACCCCTAGTGGTGACACTGGAGACACTAGGTAGTGTCACCACAGACACCACTAGTAGTGTCTCCCGTGACACCCAATCAAGAGTATCTATCAAGAGTAAGAAAATCAAGAAGAGGGAAATTTTAACAAAAGTGGATCAGAGGTTGGTGGATGAAGAAACAATTTGACGACTGGGGAACTGGTTTAGGCGAAGACCCCGATAGAAAAGAACCAGCCCCAAAACAGATGCGCCAAGATTCCCGAGGCTCTCTAGTTCATTTCTTTCGTGACAGTTTGCCAACCGAGAACCTGATGAGAATCACCGCCCCTGTAAATGGTCCCGCCATGATGAAAGGGTTTAAGAAACTTACAGACAAAGGCTTTACAAACGAACAGATTCGTGAGATGATCTTGGACTTCGTTAAGGAGATCACACGCCGACCATTGCCAATAGAAGTGGCACCATGGAGAGCGTTCCTTGCGAATTTAGATAAATACGCAAAACAGCAAAGGATGACTAACGATGTTGAACCAACAACAACCTCCATTGACCCCCGTCTCATCGGAGAATAAAAAACTATTAGCAGTTCGTTGCCTTGGTTGTGGGGTTCTTTTTATGCGACCAGAAGATTATGCGATGCATTTCTCAAGCATTGGCTGTAACATGCAAACCCCCGTGTATAAGAAACGAGCATAAGTACACCATGACTGACTGGAAGAGTAATAAGTACTGGCGCAACCGTCCAGTAGAAGAGCGAGTGCGCAACCTACGTGTTCCACCTCGCTATAAGACTTGCACGTTTGAGAACTATGACGAAGAGGAAGGTTCTCCAGCATTCAAAAGTGCTGTAGAGAAATGGTCTACAAGCATTGACAAGCGCATGGAAGATGGAATGGGTTTGTACATTTACGGTAAGACTGGTCTTGGTAAAACTCACATGGCAGTTTCTGCACTTAACCAGATCATCTCAACAAAGCAATTAAGTGGACTGTTCTTGTCTTATGACATATTCACTGAGATGGTTCATGACTCTCGCAACAATGACGGTGAACTGCCAGAGATGTACGGCGATCCAAATCTACTTAAGTACATGCGACGTGTTTATGACATCGTTGTAATTGACAACTTGAACGCCGACCGCTTAACTGAGTACATGGCAAAGACGGTGTCAAACATGATTGAGTCTCGCTACGAGATGCAATTGCCAACAATCTTTACAACTGAGATTATTCCTGACAAACTTCCAGCGATCTACAGTCCACGAGTTCACTCCATCATTAAGCAGTCATGCTTCATGGTTGGTGTAACTGGTGAAGACTACAGAACGAGGGATTAATGCTCGGTAACGATATTCAGTCTTACGACTACATCGGATTCGGAGTGGTGTTTGAAGACCTTCTTGCTACACCACCTGTAAAATTAAAAGCACTAGGTGCATCGTTGTATCAGGCACGCAACAATTGGAACCGTGTCATTGAACAATGGAAGCCAAACGACATGCCATTGAAAGCGCTGTACGACACAACCAATCGGTTGGGCATAGGAGCAGAAGTATTTACTTTCTTACATCCTGATGCTGTGCCTGCAATTGAACAATTCTTATTTCGCAAAGATATTTCTGTTCCCGTTCTTTACTACAAAGCGGTAGAAGATTTGGAATATGACTTGCGTTTCAAGCGAGCAATTCGTACAATCTTCGTTCCGCACAAAGAACAAGCCTCAGTGCTTGGGATGCGTGCAACAGTCACACCTCCTACTAGCGCTTGGGTTCTCTAATGGCATCAACTGAACATCTCTTAATCAGTAAGGTAATCCAAACCTCAGACCTCAGCGAAGTCATTGATGCAGGTATTCGCCCCGAGCACTTCAGCGGTGAGTGGTCTGACATCTGGCTATGGGTTCTTAACTACTGGCGTGAATACAGCACTATTCCAACGGCTCGTGCGTTTAAACAAGAGTACGCAGATGTTCGTTTGCTCAACGCAGAGAATGAACCATTCCAGGCGCTCATTGATGAGATCTACATTGCCTACAAACAACAGCACTTGGTGCAAGCAATTACATCTGCACTACCAGCACTGAACAACAACGAGACAGAAGAAGCATTCAACAAACTGTCAGAAGGTTTACAAAAAGCATCAGTAGAGGTTGCACGACTACGAGACGTTGACCTCACGCAATCGTGGGAAGGACGGTTAGCAAAATATGAAGAAATGCGTAACACCCCGAACGGTCTACGTGGCATTCCGACAGGCTTCTTGGGTCTTGATCGGATCACTGCTGGTCTTCGGCCTCAGCAGTTGGTTACGTTCGTTGGTGAAGCAAAAAAAGGTAAATCATTAATGACCTTGATCATGGCTGATGCGGCTCACAACCACGGCATCACGCCAATGTATGTTTCATTTGAAATGAGTATTGAAGAACAAGCGGCTCGTTATGACGCCATCATCTCAGGTATTCCTCATACACGGATCATCCGAGGTGATTTGACTGCAAGTGACATGGAGAAATTAAGCAAGGCACTTAGTATCCGTAAGAACATGCAACCATTCATCATGACAGAAGATGCGCACTCATTAACTACAGTAAGCGCACTTGCTGGAAAAGTACAACAGCACCGACCACGCTTGCTCATCGTTGACGGTGTGTATTTGATGGACGATGAAAACGGAGAACCAAAAGGTTCACCTCAAGCACTGACAAATATCACACGAGCATTAAAGAGGTTGGCACAGCGCTTTGATATCCCTATCATCGGAACTACGCAGGTGCTGTCGTGGAAACTTGGTAACAAGAAGTCACGTCAAATTACTGCGGAAGCAATCGGATATACCTCATCATTTGCACAAGACTCAGACCTTGTGTTGGGCGTTGAGTCAGACCCCGATGTAGACAACCAAGCAATCATCAGAGTAATTTTGTCCCGCTCATCCCCAAAGGGAGAAGTAAGAATCAAATGGGATTGGGACACAATGAATTTCACGGAGGTAGACGAAAATGACACAGGCGATCATGACAACTGGTACTACTGATCTCTACAGCGTTCTTTTAGAACTTGGCGTAGATGTACGCCGAACAAATGGACGAGAGATTTCAGGATGCTGTCCAGTACACGAGAAGCGCACGGGTCGTGCAGATGGTTCTCCATCATGGTCAATGAACTCAGAAACAGGTCTATGGATCTGTCATTCATGCGGTGGTAAAGGAACCCTTGCCTCGCTCGTATCTGAACTCACAGGTAACCCTGACAGCGTCTCTGCTGTTAATCAGTTGCTGATTGAGACAGGCATCAACCGTCTCACCGCCCCAGAACGTGTTGAGTACAAGCCAGAGGTTGACTGGGTGTCATACAGTCGCTATGAGAACCCACCATTACATGAGATCGTTAAGCGCAACCTAGATCCTGATGTCGCACTAGCGCACGGAGTTAAGTGGAACGTGCGTAAACATGCATGGGTCATTCCTATTGTTTCCCCACTCGGAGAACTTATGGGCTGGCAGGAAAAAGGTCCTGATTATTTCAACAATGAACCTGCGGGTGTTAAGAAGAGCAACACTCTTTTTGGCATTGAGCGTTTTCAGTCACGCACTGCTGTCCTTGTTGAATCACCGCTGGACGTGGTGAGGTTTGCATCTGCATTCGGGGGCATGCAAGCACTCGCCACGTTTGGCGCTCATGTAAGCAAAGAACAAATCAACATATTGGTGAGTGTTGCAGATCGTGTGATAATCGCAATGGATCACGATAAAGCAGGAACTGAATCAGCAAAGACTTTGTTCAAGACACTCCCACGCTTCCGCAGTGGTATCTTTTGGTTAGATTATTCACGGACAGATGCAAAAGATATTGGCGATATGACAGACGATGAAGTAAGTTATGCAATAGGTAATGCGTCTGTGTTGCCATGGTGGATGACGTGACCTTTAAGGGCGAACTGTACCCGTTCCAACAAGAAGCCATGGAGCGCATGAGCGACCGTGGTCAGATGTTGCTTGCCATGGTGATGGGTGCTGGAAAGACACCAACCACTCTTTCAACGCTAGAGCACTTGTTTGATAACAAAGAGATTGATCGTGTTGCCATTGTCGTACCATCATCATTGAAGTTCCAGTGGCTTCGTGAAATCAAGAAGTTCACAGACTCTAAAGCAATTGTTATTGATGGCTCTAAAGCGGCTCGTGCAAACCTTTGGCGCATGGCACGTATGTGCAAGTACGTCATTGTCAACCCTGAGATGTTGGTTAATGATGAGAAAGAGTTCTTGGCGCTGAAGTGCAACGCCATGGTGATTGACGAAGCAACCATCATTAAGTCACCAAAAGCAAAACGTTCCAAGTTACTTAAGCGCCTTGGTTCCAAGTGCCACTATCGCTTTGCATTAACAGGTCAGCCAATTGAAAACAAGCCAGAAGAACTGTTTTCTATTATGGAGTTTGTTGACAAGACAGTGCTTGGTCGCTTTGACATCTTTGACCGCACCTTCATCCAGCGTGACCACTTTGGTAAGCCAGTTCGCTATCGCAACCTAAAGAGCCTGCAAGAAAGCCTGACCGAGGTAATGGTACGCAAGACCCGTGCCGACATCGCTGACCAACTTCCTAAAGTTGTGCACCAACTCATCCCAGTTGTATTTGATACTGCTGGTGCTAATGCATACCGTGCAATTACTAAAGACCTTGTAAAGGAGATACAAAACGCCATTAGTCAACACGGACGTGGTTTTGATCTGTGGTCTCATTACAACGGGGGAGACAAGGGTGGTGAGGCACAAGGGCAGATTATGTCCCGCCTCACCATTCTTCGTATGCTCTGTGACAACCCAGCGCTTGTGTATGAATCTGCCCAAAACTACCGAACCACTGGTGGCTCCACAGGAAGTCTCTATGCAGACAACATCATCAAACTAGGTTGGTTGAGTGAGACAGCAAAGTCACCAAAGTTAGAGTCGGTTATGGAATACATCAAGAACATCCTTGACAGTGATACGACCAGCAAGGTTGTTCTCTTTTCATTCTTTAAACGAAACCTTAAACTCATACAAGAGGCTATGGCGTCAACCACCAACAGCGTGCTGTTCATGGGCGGTATGACCGCCGAAGAGCGAGACGCCGCCAAACAACAGTTTGCTACTGACCCGCATACCCGCCTGTTCCTATCGTCAGACGCTGGTGGCTACGGCGTGGACTTGCCCAACGCCAACTACCTCATCTCTTATGACCTGCCATGGAGCGCTGGAAAACTGGATCAGCGGGAAGCCCGAATCATTAGGTTGTCTTCAGTACACCCCCATGTTACAGTTGCATCCTTCGTTATGAAGGGATCAATTGAGGAACGTCAATACGAAATGCTTCAACAGAAGCGGGGTATTAACGAAGCCTTTATTGATGGCAACTACGACAGTCAGGGAAAGTACGAATTAACGATTGGTACCTTGTCTGACTTTTTATCAAACTCGGAGGTATAAATATGGCAACAGTAAAGAGAGAGAAACCGCAAGACTCCATCATTGAGAACTTTGATGAGATGCACCTAGAGCGCCTTGCAGAAGAATTCAAGAAGTCCAAAGAGACTATTGAAATTCTGGAGAAGCGCCACAACGAAATGAAAAAGCAACTTACCGAGGCTGTGACAACCTTTGGTTACAGTGACGACAAAGGACACCAGTGGCTCAAAGTTGGTTCTTACGAACTAAAGCGTGAGCGCCGTGTTGCTCGTTCATTTGATCTTGCATCTGCTGAAGCATGGGCTAAAGCAAATGGTTTGTGGGATGAAGTCAAAGAAGTTGTAGAGGTAACCAGTGAAGCCAACTTGCTTCGCCTCGCATGGGAGAACAAGGATTACATGGACACTGTAAGTGCCTTCTACACTGAGAAAGAGACTTGGGCATTCAAAGCATGACCGATAAAGCCTTGGAGATGTTTGGTGACCTGCCTGACTTTCCAGGTAAGCGTGCGCCTAAAAACAGACCGACAACTAAGCGCACTAACGATCTCGGTATCAACGACCGACTCAACGGTGCCAAAGGAAAGAGTTTTAAAGTCAATGGTGAAGACAAGTTGTTCTTTAGCATTGGTGAACTTGCTAAAGCGTTGGGACGCCGTCCTGTTACGCTTCGCATGTGGGAATCACGTGGTTGGATACCAAAAGCCACGTACCGTACGCCTAAACCAAAGGGTGTACAAATTCCTGACAAAAGTGTCCAAGGACGTAGGTTATACAGCCTTGAACAGGTAGAGTTCCTGCTTGAAGCGTTGGAGCGATTTCGCCTCAACACGACAAGTCCTCAATGGGACTCATTTAGAAATCACGTAAGAAGCAATTATCCAAAATAAACACACGAAGGAAAAACGATGCCATTCAATGAATTTGAAGATGACGAACAGGAATTCCAACCAGTCGTCCGCAAGAAGCCAGCACAAGCAACTGGCAATGTAGAAATCACACGCAATCCACGACCAGCGATCGTTCTTGAAGAAGACGGCGAAGCCTCACCAAAAGCACGCCGTGTTGTTCGCAGTGGTTGGAGCGGTGTTGATTCCGTAAAGACTGGTAACAGTGACTACGCTGTCCGTCTTAAGTTGACCGAAGACACTCAGATCATTCGCTTTATCGGTGACGCCCCATACGCTTCGTATGGTCAGCACTGGCTTGAGCGTTCTGGTCAGAAGTCATTCGTTTGCATTGGTGAGGACTGCCCACTTTGCAAAGCAGGCAACCGCCCATCCAAGCGCCACAACTTCAACGTTGCACTCCTTACCGAAGGTGAAGAGCCAGCGCTCCGTTCGTTGGAGATTGGTCCACGAGTGATTGATCAGTTGAAGAACTTTCACAACTCAGACCGCACTGGTCCGTTGGACAAGCACTACTGGGCAATCTCACGCACAGGTAAGGGCGCAACCTCGTCCACCTTGCTTCAGATGGTTAAGGCATCAGATCTTGAGGAGTGGGGCTTGTCCGCACTTACCGCAGATCAACTTGCAGAGTTCTCAGAAACTGCGTACACAGAAGACATCATTCAGGTGCCTTCAAAGCGTGACTTGATGCAGATCGCATCAGAAGAACTCGGCTTTAACAACTAAGCCGTGACAACTATTAAAGATAATGACATGGGGCGCCTAGCGCCCCATGTTGTGTCTACCACCGAGGAACTACATGAAATCGTCTCCATTATCCAAGGCACTGGTGCTTTTGCATTTGACCTTGAAACCCGTGGAGTACTTGATCGCCATCCCGACCTTCTTGAGCACATTGAAGCGGAATGGAAAGCGCACGTCTCAAAACTAAAGAGCGCTTCACCAGACATTGCTCGTAAAGCACGAGAGAAGATAGAAGGTGACTATCGCAAGATGCTGGCGCTTGACCCATTGCGCAATGAGGTGTTTTGGATTGGTATCGCTACCAAAGGACAGTCGTGGGCAATCCCTATGGGTCACAGCCATGGCACTATCTTGGTGCCTGAAGAGATTGGTGATGGCAGTACCGTACCACCTGAGGGTTACCGTAAGGTTCTCAAGAACGGTCAAGAGTCCACTGCTAAAGCCAAGTACCACATCCCAGCGCAGTATTCACCAGTGCCCGAGCAGTTGTCTCGCTCAGTTGTGTTGGAAGCGCTTCGCCCCTTGTTTTTTAGTGACCTCATTAAAGTAGGGCACAACGTAAAGTTTGACGCTCGCTCACTAAGCAAGTACTACGGCACCGTACCCGATGGTCCATACCGAGACACCATGCTTTTGCAACACGCTATTAATGAGAACATGATGTCATACTCGTTAGAGAGTCTCATTCAACAAAATTACGACAAGCACAACGCATACTCCCGTGAAGGTAAGTTGGGCAAGATCATTGACGAGGTGCCATTTGACGTGGCGGCTCGCTATGTACATCTTGATGCTCGTTGGACTTGGATGCTTTATGAGCGCCTATCTAGTTACTTAAAGCATCACGCTGATCTACAGCGTGTTGTTGTACAGGACTCTGAAGTGCTTCGTGTGCTCATGCTCATGGAAAACGAAGGCATCCCTGTTGATCAGTACCGCCTCAAAAGCCTAGGTAAAGAACTAGATGGCAAGATGCGAGACATCTTGTTGGAATTGTCTAAGTACGCACCTGTGGGCTTTAACCCTGATTCCACCAAGCACAAGCAAGTCTTTTTGTTTAATAAAAAGCGTGAGGGTGGACTGGGACTAAAACCATTTAAAGAAACAAAAGGTGGCGCCCCATCCGTTGACGAAGAGTCACTAAAGCGTCTTGAGTCAAAGCACCCAGCCATTACTTTGCTATTGCAGTGGTCAGAAACGCAGAAACTTAAATCAACATATGTTGACGGCTTATTGCCTAAATTGTCCAAAGGGCGCCTGCATCCTTCATTCAATTTGCACCGAACTGCAACAGGGCGTCTGTCATCGTCTAACCCAAATCTACAGAACATCCCACGAGAGTCCAGTATCCGTAGTTTATTTACAGCCCCTGAGGGATACACCATGCTGGTGGCTGACTACGACCAGATTGAACTCCGAGTTATGGCGATGTTCTCCAAGGATCCTGAGTTAATTTACATTTTTAATAACAACATTGACATTCATGCTGGTGCGGCGGCTTTATTGTTTGGCAAGGACGTTACCGAGGTAACTGATGACGAACGCCAGATTGGTAAAGGTGTGAACTTCTTGACCGCTTACGGCGGTGGTTATATGAAACTGGCTCGCACCACAGGGATTCCTGAAGAGCGTGCCAAGTACATGATCAACCGCTATTACGAGCAGTTTGCAGGATTGACCCAGTGGAAGCGCCATGTGGTGTCCCAAGCCCGTGCTAAAGGCTATGTAACGACTTTAACGGGGCGTAGGCGCCATTTGCCCGATATTAAGTCCACAGACGATGAGAAGCGCTCCAGAGCAGAGAGACAGGCTGTTAACGCCGTAGTCCAAGGTAGTGCGGCTGACATCTGCAAGATTGCCATGATTGACATTGAAAAAGCCCTACGAGGAACTGATACTAGGATGTTGGTCCAGGTTCATGACGAAATCGTGACCGCAGTACCAGAAGACTCATGGGAGGCAATCATGCCACGATTTATGGAAGCAATGGGTGACGGCGTCATCCTCAAAGGCGTACCGCTACGGGTGTCATGCAATGTCGCTCATAACTGGGCAGACGCTAAGTGATGACCGACATAGATCGGCGTAACTTTTATTTAATGCTGTCAGTTCCTGATGGTCAGGGGTACGCCGAGACTATGGGGTTTTCACCACCATCTGAGGACGTGCGAGAAGTTGAATATGCAGACATCTTGTCACGTTGGGGAGTTTTCTTGGCAACCGAGATATACAACGAAATACTAGAAGGAGCAAATTGGTTTGCTGATTTCTTAGAAAAATCCGATAAACTAGTTTCCCCTAAAGATGAACTTACTGCGGTGCTGACTGTCTTTGGTATGGCTGTAGTAAATAAACTTGCTGAGGCTGAAAAAGTGTTAATTATGTTGGACGATATACTTTACGGAGAAGAGTATGAGTGATTGGTGGAGCAAAAAGATCGCAGGAGAGAAGCCAGCGCCTACACGGACAACAGCAACCCCACCTACTACTCCTCCTTTGCGTTTCCCTGCGCCACAACAACAGACTGCTCCGCAGGTGCATCAAACAGCGCATAATCAAAATGTTTTAGATCCAAACCGTGCACCCACAGAACAAATCTCCATGGGTGAAGCATTGCGTTTATGGAAAGGTGGTGAAGCCGCTCGTAAAGAAGGTGACGCCACTTGTCCAGAGTGCGGAAGTATTTATGTATTTAGTCGTGTTGGGCGTGGTTCCAACAGTATGATCAACGGAGCACAGCCAGCCCCACGATGTTATTCGTGTGGTTGGAACGGAAGATATTCACAAGCAGACCAATCCAACTGGGGAGTATAAATGTCAGACTACGAGTCGCTTAATTCAATCATCAATGCGATGAACAAGAAGTACGGCGATGGAGCCATCGTCAAAGGCAGTGAAGTGCGTGAACTCATGCCACGTATCACGACAGGCGTTCTTGCGTATGACCTCATGCTTGGTGGAGGGTGGCCTGCTAATCAATGGAGTGAAATTATTGGTGAAGAGTCATCGGGTAAAACTGCTCTTGCGTACAAAACAATTGCGGCTAATCAAGCACTTGACCCAGATTTCACAGCACTTTGGGTTGCGGCTGAAGAATACGTACCTGACTATGCCAAGAGCATTGGCGTAGACCTTGAACGACTGTGGGTTGTTGAGTCCAACATCATGGAACAGGTATATGACCTTGTCATCAAGACACTTGATAACCGTGCTGTTGACATGATTGTTATTGATTCGTTGCCTGCACTTGTACCAAGTGATGAATCAGAAAAGATGATGGAAGAGTTCACTGTAGGTCTTGGTGCTCGTCTCACAGGTAAGTTCTTCCGTAAGTCTTCTAAGTCACAGAAACGCTCATTGATCCATGACGAGCGCCAGTGCACAGGCATCATGATTAACCAGTGGCGTGAGAAGATTGGTGTTATGTGGGGAGACAACCGCACGACCCCAGGTGGTAAGGCTAAGAACTTCCACTACTTCTGCCGTGTTGAAGTAAAGCGTGACGAATGGATTAAAGCCAAAGACGAGACTGTTGGTCAAACCATCAAGGCTCGCACCATGAAGAACAAAACCTACAGACCACAACAAGTTGCTGTAGTTGATTATTACTTTGCAGATACCACAGGATTTAATCGTGGTGACTTTGATACAACCAAGGATGTTGTCAACATTGCTATTGCATACGAGTTGATTACTCGTGCTGGCGCTTACTACTCGTACGGCGATCAGAAGTGGCAAGGCAAGGACGGTGTGCTCCAAGCAGTTCGTGAAGACGCAGACCTCCGAGACAAGATCACTAAAGAAGTCTTCACTAAGTTTGGTCTTGAATGATCCTTGGCGGAGATGACCGCAAAGCCATCAACAAGACTTCCAAGAAGCAGGAACAGCGAAGCGCTAAAACCTACAAAGGAAGTCGTAACGCTGGATCAGGCTCAGGTTGGCTACGGAAGAATGACGTCCGCACTAGCGAGATCTTGATTGAAAACAAGTTCACCACAAATGCCAAGCAGATCACACTTAAGCACAAAGACTTGTCAGAACTGGTGGAGCGTGCCATATTAGAAGACCGCCTTCCAGTCTTACAATTTGATTTAAATAACAGACGGTATGTGGTTTTAACAGAAGACGATTTCATAGAGATGACAGGACTAAACGATGGCTGAAACACCATGGCACTTACAGGAATATAAAAAGGCACTCACCAGTAAAGGCAAGGTGCTTCCTATTGTGCAGGCTCAGTTAATTAAAGAGCGCTTGTCATCTACACGAGACACCGCTCACTTGCACCCGAGCGAGATCGCTAAGAAGGATTGGTGTCCTCGTTCATCTTGGTACACCATCAAGGGTTATGAGAAAGAGGACGAGAAGTTTGCGTTCCAACGTTTAAACGTCTTTGCAGAAGGACATGCAATCCACGCCAAGTGGCAAGGATGGCTTCGTGACGCTGGCGTACTACATGGCACATGGCAATGCAAGAATGATATTTGTAGTCACAAATGGGTGGATTTGAGTCCACAAAAATGTCCATCATGTGGCACTCCTAATCCCATCTACCGTGAGGTACCTGTAACCAACGAGCAGTTCCACATCCTTGGACATGCTGACGGCATTGTAAACAACGGTAAGGACAAGCCATTTCTTATTGAGATTAAAAGTGTTGGCGCTGGCACTATTCGCTTTGAGAGTTACGACATATTTAAAGATTCTGAAGGTAATCCCGATGAGATGTGGAAGCGCATCCGACAGCCGTTCCAGTCCCATGTGCGTCAAGCCATGTTGTACATGTACTGCACAGGTATTGACACCATGGTCTTTATCTATGAGTGGAAAGCCACCCAAGAAGTTAAAGAGTTCGTAGTCCAGTTCCAGCAGGAATTAGTTGACCCAATCTTAAGCGCTTGCGAAACTGTAGTTCGGGCGCTAGATTCTTCAGTCCCACCCATGCGCCCAGCGTGGGTAACGGACTCAGAACATAAAACATGCAAACAATGCCCATACAAAAACACATGCTGGAAGGAAAACGATGAGAACAATACTGCGCCCAGAACCGATGACATTGACAAAGCCACAGAACGACTCGTCAGTGAGGGAGAAGTTCAATCAGAAGTTCACGATGCCCCCACGACCAGCGGGGGAAATGCCACAGGTACCCCAGTATCTGGACGAGTTATCAGACGCTGAGTTGATGTCTCTCTACGGAGAGTTCATGGCATGGGTTTCATACGCCAAAGCAGAATTGGTTGAAGCAGAAATCAACGAAGAGCGACAAGCAAACAACTGTCGGATCGTTGAAGCCAAGTGTTTAATCGGTCAGTGGAGTGACACCGCTAAAGGTGACACCGTAACGCTGGCTAAAGCCCGCCGAGACGTAGACCCTGAAGTAATTGAACAACAAGAAGAGCACCTGAATTCTCGTGCTTATCGCAAGATGGTGGACGCTGTGTTTGAACGCTGTGAGCGTGGCGCACAAGTGTTGTCCCGAGAACTCAGTCGCCGTATCAGCATCGCTCCGCAGGAGCGCAGACAAGCACGATACAACCCATGACCATCTTCTTGTTTAAAGACCTGCCGATTGGTCCTATTCCAGCAACTCCCATTACGCCACACATTGATGAAAATACGTGTCACGTTGCTCGTCACACTATGTTTCATTACGCAAAGAACTTTGGCATTCCAGTTGGTTACAAGCAAGAACAAAACGGCAGGTTGATTCAGAACATCGTGCCTAACCCAAAGACCGAGTACTCGCAGATCTCATCGTCATCTAAAGTCAACCTTGACCTACATACAGAGACAGCCTTTCACCCTTACAAGCCTGACTACATTATGTTGTTGTGTCTACGAGGTGATCCGCAAGCCTTTACAACTTATGCGCAGTTGCATGACATCTTGCCTGAGTTAGACGATGTTTGTATTGCTCTTTTATCAATGCCCTTATTTGAAACATCTGTTGATGAGAGTTTTAGAACTAACGGAGAGTCTGACACCATTGTCACTACGTCCATACTTGGCGTTAAAGACGGGCGTAGCACCATGTGCTACGACAAGTCTGTTATGCATGGCACAACGGCGGCGGCTCAAGATGCTTTAGAAGAATTTGGGCGTGTTGTAGAAAAACACACTCAAGAGGTAGCGCTGGCTACTGGGGATCTTTTTATTATTGATAACTCCAATACTGTTCATGGTCGCAAACCATTTCAAGCCCGCTATGACGGTACCGATCGTTGGGTACAGCGCTTGCTTGTCCGTAGTTACACCAGCCCAATATCACCAGATTTAGAGATGTGCCCAACTACTGGATACCCTGTTATCACTAAGTACAAGTAAAGGAGTACGCAGTGGGAAATAAACATAAAGCCAAAGGGACAGCCTTTGAGACTTTGGTCAAGGAGTACTTGATCAGCGCAGGTTTCAAGAACGCTCGTAGAACAGCCCTTGCTGGAGCACAGGACACAGGTGACATCAATGGCATTGTGCGCCGTGTAACCGAACGTGAGGTTGCAATCCAGTGTAAGAACGATAAATCATTCAACATCAGTGGCTGGCTCAACGACACCGTAGAGCAGGCAGACCGTTTAGGTGACGGCGTTCCTGCGTTGGTTGTGAAGAGGAAAGGTAAAGGGGAAAAAGCGTTGGGTGACTCATACGCTGTGATGAGGCTAGATGACCTGATAGACCTCTTGAAAGAGGCAGAGTACTTCTAAACTTTGGGAACAATTTAAACACTTTGTTCTATTAGGAGTACTACTATGTCACAAGAACTTAATTCTGCAATTGAAGACGTCCTCAAAGTCTCAGGTTCCAGTAACCCTCAAAGCGTTGGATCTATTCTTGCTCGTGCAGTAAATGCAGGGCAAGCACCAAAGATGCGAGCCATTGGTGCAAGTGCAGTCAACCAAGCAGCAAAAGCCGCTGCAATTGCTAGAGGCTTTGTTGCCCCACGTGGTGTTGATCTTACTTACATTATTGGCTTTGATGATATTATTGGAGATAACGGAGAAGCCATCTCGGCTATCTCATTTAAACCAGTAGTGAGGTAGTCATGGGCATTTTTAATAAACTTCGTGGTGGTACAAGTTACGGACGTGGAGACGATCCACATGGTGTAACTTCTACCTCTCAAACTCCTTTTGGACCAGTCACAACTCGCTCAACAGGTCCTAATACTCGTTACAACATGACAGAAGATCGTAATGAAGTTGGTCTTCGCCGTGAAGGTCCATCAAGTTACAAGTCATCGGTAACCAATAAGGTTTATATCAATTCCATGGACTCCGTAGACGGTGGTAAAGTATGGATTGGTGATGACACCCCAGCAGGAAAAGCCCAAGTCAAATCGGATAAGCGTACCGCAAAGGCTTTGAAGAGTATTAACAAGCCTAAGGCAATGGCAAAGTCAGCAAAAGCAGGTCAGGCATATGATGCCGCCAAAGCCGCTGACAACCGTTTGAATGAGAACTGGACTAAGCCAGATACTCGCTACATCGGTAGCGAACAAGAAACCGCTGACAACGAAACCGTTAGAACCATGAAGACTGGTGGCATTAAAGCCATGCAGAAGAAAGTAAAGAAGAACCCAGAGATGGCAGTTGATGCACAAGAAGTGCGTACTAAGCGAATCATGGACGAAAACAAAAAGCGTTAATGGCTCGTAAAGACCACTTCGCATCTGGAGCGGGTTCAGAATCTCCATTTAAGATTTGGGATCAACCTAACACCGCTAAATCTTCGGAAGAACCTCGTGAGATTGTTGTTCCTATGATCCACACGCCTGCTCGTGAAGCAGGCACACTGGGTCCAGATGATGCTGGGTTCCCAGTTAAATGGACTAACCGCATCAAAATTGAGCGTGGCACTACCACTAAGACAAGCAAGATTGGTGATGTAGGAAACGTCCGCATTGCATTGCGTGATCCAAACACACGCACCGTTGAAAGCCTTGCAGGTCGTGGTATGACCACTACAGATCCAGAAGCACTAGAGCGTCAGCACCCACGCCAACTGGGTAAGGCGGTAGGTGCTCCTGCTACAGATGATGAGTACATGGCTGGCAGAGATAAGTACGTTGCAGACAAACTTGCATGGGCAGACCAACAAAAAGCCGCCAAGAAAAAGCAAGGAAGCAAAGCAAAGCGTGAACGGCGTATGGCTTTGTTGCCTAATGAGAAGCCTAGGAAGCGCACTAAGCGCATTGAGGCACCTTCAGTAGCAACTAAAGATTACCCGCAAGCAACAATCCCAAACCCTAGGGCAAAAAAGCCTAACGAGATGTGATTGTGGCTTCCAAGAAGAAGCCCCGCAAGACAAGAGGAACTCGTGTGCCTCCATCGTTGTCTAAAGAGCGTAATGGTGCACGATACTCACCTCGCCCAATCTCACCCCTAGGTGGAGGTACAATGGGAGGACTACTTACACCAAGTGGACAAGGTCAAACAAACATATGAGTAAAAACACTTTTACGTCTTGGCAGACACCATCGGCACCCCCAGGTGGTAACTCGCAGGCTGACTTTGGTCCACAGCCAGTATTCCGTAACGCCAAAGATCTAGCGCTCTCTGGTTACCAGCGTGGCGCTGACACACAGTATCCAGACGGATACCTAGGAACCATGTCGGCTAACCGCCGTCAAGACAAGATCCTTGGCTCACTTAGCCGAATGAATGCTCGCCAGTACTCACGTGGTGTGCACAAAGGTGAACGCATTAATGCGGGCGATTATCTATGGCCCGATGAGTTCAACCTTTATACTGCCCTTCAGTATCAAGCACAAGGTTTGAAGTTTGCGCCACAGGGCGCAGAGCCTGTGCGTCTTACTAATGATGGCAAGGTTGGTCCTCGTGGTATTTCACGAGATCAAAAGCGTGATGAGGCTATGGAAATGAGCCTTGAACGCAAATCAAAACTTAAAGCACTAGCCCCTAACTGGAGATAACAATGGCACGTGGAGAAGACACAGGACGGCACCCTAACCGTCAAGTGGGTCGTTCATTTTCTAAATGGCATGTTTTGCATGATGGTGAAACGTTTGGAATCCATGAAACCAAGCAAGATGCTATGGATGAATACGAAGCGTCAAAAAGGCGAATGGGTCCAGAAGAATCTAAGTATTTGTCAATTGAAGAAAGACGAGAAGACTACTAATGGCAAATGGTACTGACGAATCACGCAACGAGGCACGCATCGTTGACATGAAGACATGGAAGATGCGTAATCACCCTGCCTCTGGTGGTGCTGGTGGTAAGCCACCAAAGAAGCCATACACCCAAACAGGTGGTAGTGGTAAAGAGCCATATGGTGACGACCATGCAAATCCTTATGGCATACCACGCCCAAACACAGACTGGTTTCAGGATTAAATAATGGCTCAACAGATGCCTACCGCACGCCCATGGCAGTCTCATTCTGAGATGCTCGTTGACATGGCGTTGCAGACGGCTATCTCTGATCCTGACACGATCCGCCAAATCCGCCCAGTACATCCACAACAATTGTTTACTGTTCGTGAAGGTTATGCCAAGCAAACAATGGGTATAATGGACGTACTAAACATTGATCGTTACACCGCATCTAACCGTTCGTGGGTCTCAGGGGCACCTGTGATGTTCCGTGATGGTTTCATGGAAGATAACTTCTCTAGTTCTAGTCGCTACTCAATGCAAAGTTTGTGGGGCTGATATGGCAGAAAACGATTACATCGGAGAGATCCAAAACCAACGCCTCAACCAGCAGTGGTCAAACTCCATGCAATGGTCTACGCCATCATGGATGCAGGCTGGCTTTAAACAAGGTCCACGTGTCAGTCAGGCACCTAGGTTTAGACCACCTAGCATTGGCATGCGTTTAAATTGGGGAGCCAACGAGCACATCATGGATCGTGGTTTTAATAAAGGCGGCGAAAAGTGGAGCGATCGTTACAAAGATAAATCTACTCCTGATTCCTCAACCACAGGAACACCACTACCATCTCCAACTGCTGGTACTGCGGTAACTGGTCCAACTGCCCCAGCAACACCTACAACGCCAACAGCGTCTGGTACCGTGCCAGCACCATCTAGTTCTCCAATGACAATGGCGTCTTCTGGAGGCGCCCGTCCGTTGATTAGCATGGCACAAAATGCTGTTCAACAAACTCCGTTTGGTCAGACCATGGGACAAGTTAGAAACCGTATTGGCGCAATTAGGAACACCCGTGCAAACCGCAGGTCTTCAGGAACGGTGATCTGACCATGGGTGGTATGAAAGACTTTGCAAAACTGGTTCTTCAGCAAACAGAGACAGCAAAAGCAATAAACGAAGTTAAAACAGGTATTGCTGACATTAAAAAAGCAAAAGAAGACGCTACAAAACCTGCTCCCCCACCACCACCTGTTGTTCCAGCACCAGTAGTTCCAGTGCTTCCTACATCTCCATTGGTTCCACCACCCCCTGGTGCTAGCCCAATGGGTAAGCCACGTCCAACTTTGCGCATATCCCCAACATTTACAAAGACACCAGTAGAGGACTTAACGCCACTACAACAACGGGCTGTTGCTGGCGTATCTGATCGCCCAATAATTGAAGTAACCCCTCCAGCGCCACGCCCAGCGCCAACACCAATTGAACGTCCTCGGCTCAAAATCAACATGGAACGGGTTACTCCAGAACCACCTGCTCCTACCGTATTAACACCAATACAACAGCAGGCAGTTGCTGGGGTTTCTCAAAATAAAGCGGTACCTACGTCTACCACGCCTGCGGGTCAACCAGTTAACCCATTGCCCCCAATGCAACGCCCTCCAGCAGTAACGGCAACTAACAGACCACCTCGTGCCCCTTCTGCAACTGCTCCAGCCAAAACTCGTGCACAGCGCAGAGCAATGGGTGCTGACGCTATTGCTAGAATTCGTGAATCTTTAAATAATCAGAAACCGTGATAGGATTAATACTATGGCTGTAAACGAAACCCGCTCAATGAACAACGACCTTAGCCTTGGTGCCAAGGACGGCAAGTTCAAGTCACTCACACCAGATCGTGGTGGCAACGTTGACCCAACTGATGCCTCAGTCCGTGCTATGGAAGTACAGCCACAGTACGGTCTCGTAGAGCGAACCCCTTTGGCTAACGCCCCTGAAGCACATCTACACCGATAAGGAATAACCATGGCACACGACCATCGCATGAACCCAGTAGGTGAACCTCACCTCAACAAAGTAAACCGTATGAGAGCAGTAAATCTCTCTGACATCTACGGGTATGAAAATTATATCCGACCAGGTTATCCAGATTCACCTAACAACGAACAATCGTTTGCTAATGACTCAACCCGTAAGCCTGTTAAAACGGTTATGCACGATGACGGTATCCACGGATACGAGGAATACGAAGACGGAAGCATCGTAGACCTTCCAAGAAGTATGCGTTCATAAGTAAAACTTGTAGTAGGCTTCGGCTAGACCGAAGTTAGGAGCACAACATGGCTAATGAACAAGCACACCGTCTTTTGGTATGCAAAACGCACGGTGTTATGTGGAAGATGCGTCCATACGATGGACCACCAGAACACGACCAAGAGTTGCGTGAACTCTGTGACCGCCACAACGCACAGGTGCCAGACCCACAGAATTGCAGTGCACTCATTTATCGCACAGATGAAGAGACCGCAAAGAAACTGGACTCAGAAACAGCAGTTAAAAGCGAACTAGCAAAGAACGATGTCTACATCAAAGACACTCGTGACGAACTCAAAGTAGATGCACTTAAGTGCTTTAACCGCCACAATCGCCCTAAGCAAGGTTGTATTGACTGGTGCACAGACGCTAAGACGATTGGTCGTAAAGTTGGTGTGCCACCAGAAAAGCGTCAGTATCTTTGCATGTACTGTCCAGCCGCCGAGTACTACACGCATCGTCAGCGTGTTGAAATGGGCATGTACGACTGATGATCCTGATATCGCTAGACGTTCTTTCTATACCAAGCAATGTCAGTGATGAAGTAGGAGCCAGACAACCAAGCCCAGAGGGACGTAGGTTGTGGAACACTTTCTTCCCTGCATTTAATGGTCGCATGGCAGTGTTTGCTTCAGGCGTTACCAATGAACAAGGCTGTCTTGAATGGTTAAAGCGAGAAGGCTTCAAAGCGTCAACAGTTGATTTTATTGCTGAAAGTACGGTTGAGGCTCGTGTAGAAAGAATTCAGAATTTGCATGCTGTTTATGGACGCATCAACTGGTATATTGACATTGATCCTCGGGTAATAGCAAAGGTTTCTCACAATGGAATCCCTACACTGTTGATGACGGTGCCACACATCGTCAGACCTGAATGGTCAGAAGCACGCACTAAAAAAGCGTGGGACACAATCGTAGAAGAAGTAGATGCACAGGCTCTTGCGAGAGCAGAAAGGAATTGGGGCAATGTCTGAAATGGATTTTGACTCGTGGCTTAAAATAGGTTTAGAGAATAAATGGGTTGGTCCCCCAGTGTGCTCAACACATGATGGGCTACCTTCAACCGAGGACGAAGACTCGGCATGGGACGAGGGCGAAGATCCTTGCATTCACATTTTGCGTCTTTATGTAGATGACCTTGAAGCACTGCTCGTAGAGCAGAACCACAGCCCGTCAGTATGGCGTAAGGCTGGCTGGGAAGACTTACCAAAAGACGAATGAAAGTATTCTTTGGCGGAGCGGAAAAGGGGACGTATCGCAAGATGCTGTTGACGGCTGGCGTAACTCGCCATGCCCTCAACTTGACTCACTTCCCGATCCCTAAGAAGAAAGAACTAGACCTCAGTGCCTTGTTTAATGAGGGCGAGATCATTGTGTACACATCAGAAAACGATGAGGACATAAACCGCTTTGACCAGTTCGTACGAGATCACGCAGATAATTTACACATTGTAATTGGTCGCCCTGATTATGATGGCTCGTGGCTAGGTGAGAAGTACTACCCGCTGTGGAATGATGAGCAAGATCTGGAGCGCCTGACATGGTTGTGCCAGAAGTATGGTCGGGCGGCGGTCAGTGACAAGGCGGTCACAGGACGCAACATGGGGCGCATAGCGTCTATCGCACAGCGTTGGAACGCCAAATTGATTGGCATCACCTCAAAGCCTGACTTGATTGAGCGTGTGCCATGGGAAAGTGTCATCGTAGGCTCATGGACTAGCGCCATCCGCTACGGCGAGACACAAGTGTGGGACGGTCACGGGCTACGCAGATACCCAGCACAGCAGAAAGAGTCCTCACGCAGGAAGCATCGTGCCGACATTGTTCGTCTCAATATTGATTTTGATGCTGTAATGGATGACAACGTATCCGCAATCGGTAACCTTGCAATTGCTTCATGGCAACAATGGGAGACCCATACTTTTGGGGGCTATGACCCTATGAATGACGATGATGAGCAAGAGATCCTAACCCCAAATGATGGGCAGATAGTTGCTATACCCCCTGTAACGCATACCCCCACTTCTGTGGTTTCTGGGGGGTCAACTATTGCTATCAACACCCCAACGAAGAGGCATGAGAGTGAGCGTGTATTGCTACCAGTAATGGGTGTAGAAACCATCACCTCCTTTGGCTCGCAAACCGTTGATACAGAAGGGGATTCTATAGAAATTGATCCTGAAAAGATCAACGTAATTCGTTACAATGCGAACCCTTTACGCCAGTGCGATAGTTGCTATCTGAGCAATAGATGTCCTAGTTTCAAGGAACATTCAGAATGTGCATTTAAACTACCGATTGAGATCCGTACAAAGGATCAGTTACAGGCGGCGATGCGTGCACTTTTGGAGATGCAAGTAGGTCGTGTGATGTTCGCTCGCTTTGCAGAAGAACTGGAAGGTCAAGGTCTTGACCCAGCCTTGTCACATGAAATGGATCGCTTGTTTAACTTGATTGATCGCTTCAAGAACATCTCTGATACCCGTGACACCATCCGACTAGAGATGGAAGCCCGAGGATCTAGCGGTGTGCTATCTCGTTTGTTCGGTGCCAAGGCTGGGGAAACTAACCGCATGCTGGAAGGTGGCGGAATGGGACCAAATGCCACCAACGCTTTGTACTCAGATGTATTGGATCTCTCAGAAGATAATTGACAAACACATAGTTCACCCTGTAATATTCGCTATCTTTATGTAGTACGGGGGCTTATGAACCGAGTAACGGATGTTGTCATTGATCTTGACGGCGTTGTCTACCCCTTTGCTGACGCTTTCAAACAGTACTGCGTCCGAGAACTGCACATGAACCCCAAGCAATTGCCGTACCCTACCCGCTGGGAGTTCTACGAGGACTGGGGGATGACCCGTGAAGAGTTTGACGCTCACCTACTTCAAGCAACCATTAAGCACGATCTGTACGCCACCATGCCTCCCGAGTACAACGCCGACTACGCATGGAGTGTCATCAGAGAACTCAAACTAACGATTCATGTCGTAACTTTTAGACCACAAGAAGCCCACGAACAAACACGTAAGTGGCTAGACGCTCACAACCTTGCCCCTGACTACCTGTGGTTCCCATCAACCACTAAGGGACAAGTCATTAAAGAGATCGGTAGACCAACCATTGCAATTGACGACAACGTGGAGTACTACCTAGACATGGATAATGCTGGAGCGATGTCCATACTTCGCACACAACCATGGAACACTTACCAAGTTGATGCTGTGCGTGTTCCCAACCTTCGCAGTTTTGCTCAGATCATTAACCTTCTCAATCCAAACAACGAGGTATACCTATGAGACCACCAACATTCAATAATCGCACAGACATTCTGACGGAGGCAGAGTTGCTCGTCAACGGTGATCGCAATGACACATACGGTGATCCAATTGATGACTTTGCCACTACGGCAGAAATGTGGTCAACATACCTTCGCCGTGTTGTAGATAAGCGAGAGTCAACACAACTCAAGCCACATGATGTCGCTGTCATGATGACCCTTCTCAAGATCTCTCGCATCTCATGGTCACCTGAGAAGCGTGACCACTGGGCAGACAGCGCTGGCTATATTGCTTGTGGTTGGGACTGCGTAGTTCGTGAAGAGGGGTACCACAATGCCTAATGGTCACATGTACTTCAATGAGTGGAACGAACAAAACCCACACAGTGAAAAGAAACCAAAGAAAGAACCAAACCACTGGACAATGGCACAAGAACTAGAGAACGAGCGTAGACGCTTGTCTAAAGCCCTTGGCATGATTCCACAACTTGTTCAACAACAAACTGCGTCAACGCTGGCGGAGTTCTCGGCTCAAACGGAATTGTCTATGGCAGAGATCTTGCTAGACAATTGGGACATCATCCTTCAACTGGCTGTAGAGAACAAGCGTTTGTCAGGTGAAGTTGTGACCCTTCTCGGACAAATTGAAAAGATGAATGAGCAAGTAGAGCGCATGAGTACAGCGATCTACACGGCAATTGAAGCAACCATCAGACCGATTCGTGATAAACGCATTCACGATGAAATTCCAACGGAAGAGTTTTAGTTGCCTCAGTTCGCAGAGGATTGGCGTAAGCAAGCACTCTGTAAAGACCGACACATTGATCTTTGGTACCCACCATTAGACACAGACGTACCAGAGAATTACTACACGATCTCTAGAGCCGTATGCAGACAATGTCCTGTATGGAAAGACTGCTTAGATGATGGCGTAGAAGAGAAATGGGGGTTGTGGGGCGGACTCACACCGCAAGAGCGAACAGCGCTTACTGTTGAACATCCGAAAGCAAGTGTACTTCGTGCACATGGTACATGGATGCGTTACAGACAAGGCTGTAGATGCACAGAGTGTGCAGACGCTGAGTCAAAAGAGATTAATGAAATAAACATTCTAGAGATTCCTAAGATGGGTACGGAACTGAATAATTTAGAGATGCTTAAGTTTCGGTTGATTCAGCCTTAATACCTGTAAACTAGAAGGGTAACGCCCATAGAGTTCTTCATAGAATCCTGTGGGCGTTTTGCTTTATCCGCCTATCAAGGAGAAGAATATTGTTAGATCGCTCGTTAGTTATCGTTGGACTCGTGTTCACATCAATCACATCGTTGTTGGTGGGGCTGGCTCCAAATAATCAACAGTCCGAAGTAGCAACAATTCAACTAACACCACTAGTCCAATCGGTAGCACTAGAGGTAGTAAATGCAAAGGAATTGGCACCTGAACAAATGCCAACACCGAAAGGAATCCCGAAAGATAAGACAAAGCGTTGCCCACAATGGGAAGCCAAGTTCCGTGAATACGGCTTGCCTGTCGTTGCTTTTTCGTATATCAGTTGGCGTGAGTCCCGCTGTAATGAACTCGCACACAACCGCACTTTAAACCGTGATAAATCACACGACCTCGGTCTGGTGCAGGTCAACTCCAGTTGGCGAACGGTCACGAGGAACATATGTGGCACCGACATCACAGGATTATTCAATGTGGACTGCAANTTATCGGTAGCCAAATACCTGTACGACAATGGTGGTCTAGGTCACTGGAGACTGTAGACATAACGTACACAAACAAGTAGGATGTACACATGACAAATCAACTACAACCCGAACACTTGGCAGGCACTAGTGAGATCGCTGTAATACTTGGCGTAACCAAACAGCGCATCCACGCCTTGCGTAAGCAGAAGAAGTTCCCACAACCGATCGCAAACTTGGCATCCACACCAATTTGGGATAAGCGTGACATTCAAGCATTCCTTGCTGAGTGGCGTCCATGGAAGGTCACACCACAATGAGCGACAAACGCCATTACGAATGCCCGCAATGCGGGAAGGTCATCACCGTATTTGTGAAGCCCTCGGTGCCACCAACATGCACCAACCCTGACAGACATACCAGCGTCACTGTTGAAATGGTGGAGAAGAAGTGAGAATTGGCTTTGCCAGTGGTGACTACGTTCCAGTACAACGCTCCACAGATGGTAAACAGCATTGGGGTGGCTCGGGCTGGGCACGCATTGGTCAGTATGTGGAGTGGTTGGAGCATTTTGAAAAAGATGTAATTGTAGGAGTGCTCACATGGAACAAGAACTACTTCTGCATCCGAGGTGCTAACGATGAGTTGATCCCCGTTGACATCATTGTGATGCAACGACTCATGCACGACTCACTAGCCGATCACATTCACAAGGCTCGTGCTGTTGGACAAATTGTAATTAATGATTTAGACGACTGGTACTGGGGACTTGATCCAGCCAACGATGCATTCATGTCATCGCACCCAAAGACCAACCCAAAAGAGAACCGAGATCATTACAAGAAGGTGCTCGCATCCAGCACGCTGGTCACCGTGTCAACTCCGTATCTTGCCGATCGCATCAAGTCGTTTGTGCATTGCCCAATCATCACATTGGAGAACACGGTAGACATCTCACGGTTTACTCCACATGTGCACACCGATAGTTCTGTTCCTGTAGTTGGGTGGGTGGGAGCCACGAGCCATCGCTCCAGTGACTTAGAGATCATGAAGGGGATCATCAACCCTTTAATCGCTAACAACGAGATTAAGTTCCATCACAGCGGTCACTACTCGCATGCACCATCAGTTGCCAGCAAGTTAGGACTGCACGAAGATCAGGTGACTGTTGCGAATGCAGTGGACGCCAAAGAATACCCATCGCTGTTGACCATGGACGTGGGTATCGCACCACTGCGTGATACGCCATTCAACCATGCCAAGAGCGACATCAAGTTGTTGGAGTACTCCTCCTCGGGGATTCCATGGGTTGGTTCATCTCTTTCAGCGTATGAGGCTTTGCGTGATAGTTGGGGAGTTGGTCGTACTGCGAGTAAACCATCGCAGTGGCTCAAGCATCTGAGGGATCTTCGGGATCCAGTCAGGCGAGCAGACGAGGGAGAGGCTTTGAGAGAAGCGGTGCGCTCACGAGACATCAGCCTCGGAGCACACCGCCTCAACTTACTTATTGAAGATCTTTCCTAGATTCAGGCGATCAACCTTTTCAAGAGACTGCATATCTCTGCCACCCCATACGCCCCAGCGGATGTCGTTCTTGACGGCATAGCGTAGGCATTGGAATGAAACAGGACAGCCTTGGCATATCTCAATGGCTTGCTTTCTTTTTAATCGTATTTCTTTGTTATGCCCTACTAATCCAGTAGCAAAGAAAGTAGTTGTGTCTTCATGTCGGCATGACGCATATTTGCGCCATGTACCTACTTCGGGGAACGGTAAAGGATCCATGATCTCTTTGTTAATGATTGTAGGTACATGAAGCGGGGGATTTGACTCCCCCGCATCGTTGTAGTAATCCCAGCGGTTCATACGAGGACTACATCCTCCAAGATCCGAATGACCTGACGGTCAAACTCATCGGTCTTGCCGTTGAGTGCATTCATTGCGTTGCGCTCAACACGGCTGTCGTCCTTGCCACTCATGTGGTGTTGGTAGGTGTTGAATGCTTGCAACACTCCGAGACCAGTTCCCATCCATGGAGCGACTCGTGGGTCGTTCTTGTAGAGGTGACGGATCGCTTCCTGCTTGTTCTGTGAGCGACTGATCGCTTGTGGGCGAGCCTCACCTTCGGTACCAACAGGCACGAGACGATCCACGATGGCGTCCCACTCGGACTGGGTCACAGTGATTGACGAGAGGCGCTCAATCTCAAGCGACACCTCATCAGCCATGCTGTGAATGATTCCGAGAGCGTCACGGATGTCTTGAATGCGTCCGTTGCTGTACTTGCTGTGACGAGTCTTGAACTCTGATCCCTGCTCACCGAGCGCTCCAGCGAGCGTGTTGTCGCAGACCACGGCGGTGACGACTCGCTTGAATGTTGTGGCAAGCGTGCCGTTGTGGCTCGTAGTTGCGAGCAAGTGTGGACGGAACTCAAAGCCCGCCTTGGTGCTGATTGTCTCAGGCATCTCAATGCTGACCCATGCGACACCGCCACTGCGAAGCAAGCCCGCAGAACCGATCTGCAAGTTGCTGTCATCAATCACGTTTGCCACGGTGCCGAGCAACCACTCCTCGTACTGGTGGATCTGATACGAATCCTTGAAGAGACCAAGCGTCTCGTAGTTGTCGTCACGAACGATTGCCTTGCGGTCATCCTGTGGGATGTACTTGAAGGTGCCATTGTTAGGCACTTGCACGAACACTGGTGCTTCAATTGCCTTCCAGTGGAACAGACGACGCTTGACATCTTCAACAGGGATTGCCTGCTCGTAATGGTTTGGCTCAGTTCCCTGATCGGTTGCCTTGTAGTGCCATGCGTTCCCACGCTTGGATGTAAAGCCCACCAATACATTTTGGTTGAGCCACTGGCTGGTTTCTCTTGACATGATGTTTCTCCTTGTTGTTTGAGTTATTTGGTTTGTTGTACCACTGAGATAAAACTACCTCCGTGGGACGGGAATTGCAACTTCTGTTCTTATTTTGTGGGAAGGTCAATGACCTGCCCGTTTTGGATGGTTGACCCGTAGGTCTCTACTAGGTCATTGACGGCGGACTCTATGTTGCCCGAGCAATTGCTCATAGCGATTTCCCACAGGGTCTCACCGTATGACACGGTGTGTTGCTTTGTATTGCAGATATATGAATCCATATGCTCCGCAGACTCTTGGATTAAGAAATACACGAACGCTGTCACGAGCATCGCAAGGAACCCGTAGAACGCCCATGTAATTCTGTAATTGAGTTTTGTGTAGTCCTTCACACTTTCTCCTTAAGTTTGATGATTGCGGACAAGATGTCCTCTAATGACTTTGCTGGTAACACAAGACCTAAGTCGTACTTGAACCATGTAAACGCCATGATTCCCAATTCGTCTTGGATTTGGTTTACTAACTCAACTGTCCTCATGTTGCTCATTGCTCTACCTCCTTGATGTCTATGATTTCTATGAATGACCCCAGTGTCAACAGCGCCTCTACGAGACGGATTGCATCGGGAGCATTGGTTGGTTCATCCAAGTCACAGCGCTTGCGCACTGTGACCTGAAGTGTGAATTCGGTGGTGCTCATGACAGAGCATTCTTGAGTAGAAGATAATCTCCGCCTTGCTCCATCCATTCAATGAGCCTGTTTGGTTCAGGTGTGAGCACCGAGATACCCATGCTAAACACATTGCTCGTTGGATCAGCCACGATGGCGATTGGTATGTCGCCATAGTCAACTTCACCTGTCAGCAAGCGTTCAGCCCACTGATTGAATATCTGTTTCTTGTCAGCGATTGGGTCACCCCAGCCACCAGTTGTCCAGCCAGCCATGATCTCTGTCCAGCCTTCAATGGTGGTCTCGTAGTGACCACGCCAGTCACTTGACTGGATGTACTCACGATTGATCGTGAGGTTGGTGTTGTACAGGTCATCGCCGTACTCGTCCATGCGAATGTGGTCTCCGATGTAGTACTTGCGTACTGCACCATCGTGCACAAGTTGCACAGTTGACGAGTGGTTCTGATCGGACTCGTAGCAACCCCAGCAGAGGTAACCATCGTGTACATTGCTCCAGCCATGGTCACCATCGGTGTCCACGATTTCGCTACATTCACAGCACTCGTCCTTCAGAAGTTCTTTCACTTCTTGTTGAATTTCATCCATTACTTTGCCTCCATTACTTTGAGTAACTCGTTGGTTGTTGTGTTCTTCAATTCAATGCGACCCTTTGCCCACATGTCCTTGGTCTTTGCTTGATCAAGGATGTAGAAGATTGCAGTCATTGTTGCTTCGTTGTCATCCACATCGGTGAATGTGTGTGCCTTCACTTTGCCTAAGCGCTGTGCGGTTATTTGATAGGTGTTCATGCTGTCTCCTTTTTGGTCTTGTTCATTCTTCCGTTAAACCATGCTTCTACTTTGTCCCATTCCCAAAACAGTCCTGCACTGAGTACAAGACATGGCTCGGGGAATCCGATGTTTCGCATTCTCCATTGGTGCACGATCGTTGAGTGTGCTCGTTGGAGCCTGTCAGCGATCTCGTTGGCACCAACGATGTTGGCTGTGTCAATCATCATTAGAAGCCCCATTCCTCTTCGCTGGTGTCAATGAATGAGTCAAGGTGGTGTGCATTCACCACTGCCCACGCTGGAGCAACTGGCTGACCCCTCCACATGATGCCATCGGGGAGCGTGACATTGGTGTCGTGCTCACCTTCGGTGACCAATTGAATTGCGACCACACATGGATCAACCATGTTGAGTGGTACTGGTGGATAGTGATTGCTTTGCAGGTGCCATGCGAGCGCCTGTCGTAGTTCAATCATTCCGTCTTCCACGGCTTCCGCCATGCCTAGTGCGTTGATGCTTCCCATTACTTTGCCTTCCTTCTGTCTCTGAACATGTCTACTGCCCGTGTTAATACGATCCCCCAACCGATCCCAATTACAAAAAACACAAAGCAATCAATTGCGTAACCGCTTATGTGAATGGTGAATCCGTTATCCATGTGCCCTCCTAAAGGCTCTTTGTTTGAATGTTGTTTGCTTTGCGGTACTCATCGCACGCATGTGCGAAGAATGCTTTGATGTCAGCCACTGAGGCTTCAGTCTTCAACTTCTGCATGTCGGGATACATCTCTGTGTCCCAGCAGAAGTTGTGTACTTGCTCGGCTTCCATGTCGGTAATGCCGAGCATCATGACCATCATGTCTCGGAGCCTCATACTGCATCTCCGAGCCATAGACGGTCTTCATCGTCAACCCGAACGGTACGACCGTCCAGTGTCTGCACTTCTTCCACTACCCAGTCCAATGACGCTTGACCTGAGAGCAGTTGCTTAGTCAATGCATCCACAACATCTTCTATGTTGAGGTCTCCCGCAAGCAATGTTGCAGGGTCACTTGCATTGACTCCCTCTAGATACACGCCCGTTTGGAGCGAGATACTTACATTCCATTTATTCATGATGACCTCCTCAGATCATTGTTGTTGACAGGTGTTACAAGGTTGCTTCACCCCGTGAGCACTTCCCAAGGCGGATCAAGGGAAGTGCTCACGGGGTGACACCAGCCGAGGCTGATGTCACCTTTCGTACGAGCCTCTCAGGACTCGTTTAACGATGTTTCAATCCAATCTAAGTCAATGTTGTACAGATATACGACATGACCCTCAGGTGCATAGAACTTGATGTAAGCGCCCGAGTCGTCATCTTCAAACTGCTCATTGACACTGCCGATGTACTTCATCTTGGACAGTTGTTCTTGCCCGTAGTACTCATTGGTATTGACAGAGGGGATCAAGAGATTCGCCTCCACCAAGTCCCTGCGCACTACTGGGTAACCACCGAGGATCATTGCTCGCCTCCACAACGGCAGTTGCCATTGCATGGTGCGAATTGAGTTTGCCGACTGTCCCAGCCGTTCTCAGCACACTTGACGCACCTCCACACATTCAGAGGTAAGTCAGGCGCTGGACGGAAGTCATGGTGACACAGGATCACCGCTGTTGGAGTCTCTCCCGTGCGATTGAAATATTCCATGACGCTCTGCATCAGAACACATCCACTGCGATGATCTTTGAGAGTGCGATGTCAATCTCACGCTCGTTCTCGTAGGTGTCGTATGGGCTGTCGCTAGTCCACATTGACAACTCGGTGTCGCTGATTCGTGAGACGATTCCTGAGTAGTCAAATGTCTCTATCGGAGAGATCTGCACGGATACTTCTACTTCGTCTCCTACTGCCACATTGATTGTTTTCATTTGTTGCCTCCTTCAAGGTCTAACACTGTTTCGTACATGTCTTCGTTGCTGATTACTTGAATTTCGTACTTGGTGTTGAAGTCATCGTCCCACTGGTTCTCAGTTATGAAATAACCGATGCGGTTAACGATGTGTCGTCCAGCGATGATGTATGTGCCTTCCTCGCCGTCCACATATGTCCATGTGTAATGCAATGGCTGATCAAACACATGGTCAACTTCGGCACCGTATGTTTCAAACATGATGCCGTTGCCATCATCGTCTGACCACGATGCGTTGTCATCTAGGTGATTGTTGACAGGCTTGAACTTTGCCTCCCATTCTTCAACAGACATTTTGATTACTGGTTGTATCATCTGACCTCCTCAGGTCTTTAGGGATTAACTAATTTATCGGGTACTAGGTACCCTCACAACACACAAACAGAATTTATGTGCTGTGAGAGCACCACGAGCCGAAGCCCGTGATGCCCCGATCAGGCAACATCCTCCCACCATGTCTGTGGCATGTAGAAGTATCCGCCTTCGTGCCAGCCGAATGAGTGACCGTCAGTAGCGACTTGGTCATTCAGCCATTCCGTGGCTACCTGTTCTTGGTACCACGAGTCCTCAATGTCGGTGGGCTGGCGCCCATCCCACCCAAGTTCTCGTGCAATCCTGCACGCTTCCATGGCGCTGTACACGCCATGGTGGTCGTCAACTAACAACCCAGTGCCGATCATGACCTTGCTCATTGCTCTACCTCCATGTCAGCGAGCACGAATGGGATCTTGTAGTCAATGTCGTACGACAAGACATTGAAGTCTTCGCCGTTGTTGCCTACGAGTGACTTGAGTTCCTCTTCTCCGCCTTCGCAGTAGAAGAAGACCTCATCGTCTCGGTTGCCCAGCGAGTCGTACTCGCCGTTCCACTCGTTCTCATTCCATGTGCCAAACGAGATGTACACCTCGCTTTCGTCCTGCGTGTCCTTCCACTGGATGATTGCCCATGCACCAATTGGTGTTCCGATATTGCTCATTAGAACTCTCCTTGTTCTGTGATGTCGTAATTGAGGTATGTCCACACATCTTGGTTGACGCTGTCGTAACCACCGTTGGCGTCAAACACTTCAACAGCCCTGAGCCATTCTTCTGAATCTGCCGACAATGTTTCATCATTGTCACCAATGGTGAACAGGTTTGCTTCCCACCAAGAGATAGCGATCTCTTCGTCAGGATTGATCTCACTCAATAATTTAATTGCGTGACTTACTTTCATGGTGCCTCCTCAGGCTTTGTTTACTTCGGCGGTATTGCCTTGTCCCCAGTCGGAATTGAATCCGCACGCCTGTAGCGCTGGGGGATCTCTCTAGAAGCCGTTCTTGTCACAGATCTTGCTGAGAGCGCCAATGACCTTGTCCTCTACAGCGAGATACTGCTCAAGAGAACCCCATGGATAGATGCCATCGTCACCGAGTCGGTTGTGAATCGCTTCCATGCCGTCTCGCACCAACTGGTACAGGATGTCCAGTTCGGATCCACGGCGATCAATGCCTCCGTTGAGAGTGATATTTAAGTTGTACATGGTGACCTCCTCAGGTCTTGAATGAACATCGGGTGATGTTCTGACAGTACATCAACGGTGTGTCAATGTACTGTCAGAACACCACGGGCTTGCGCCCGTGATGAACTGTGGTGGCTCCCGTGAGGACAAGAGTGCACCGATTGTCGCTTGTAACGCTGACCATGAAGCGCTACAGCGCCCACGATTATCCGTTACCAACGATCCCGTCAATGAGGGCTTGCGTAATGCTTCCACCCTCTGCACCCATGTCTTCACCGTGACCTGTCAAGACAGCCGATACCGTCTCGTGCTTGGCGTTGAGTAGTGCCCACATGCGATCGTCCACTGTTGGGATCTCGCTTGTGTCATCTACAGCCAACAACCACCACGCAACGACTGCGTTGTCTTGACCGATGCGGTGTGCACGGTCTTCTGATTGCACTGCTTCCGCTGGTGTCCATGGCACTTCAGCGAACACCACATGCGATGATGCGGTCAATGTAAGACCGACACCAGCACTTGTGAATTGTCCGATGAACACCTTGGCGTCACCTTGTTGGAATGCGTCAACTGCTTCCTGCTTCTGCTCATCGGTAAGACCGCCAGCCACCTTGACTACGCCGTGCTTGTTAAGAGCACTGGCTAAGCCTGCGATGACATCTCGGTGATGTGCGAACACGATGACCTTCTCGCCTTGAGCGACAAGTTCTTCTACATGCTCAACCACATACGGGATCTTGGCGATACCGAGCAACTTGCGCAGTGCGTTGAGGCGAGTGATCACCTCAGCCTTGGATGCCTTCTGCCATGCCTCGGCACCGCCATTGGCGATGACGAAGTCACGGAAGTCATTCTCGGCGTGACGGTATGTAGCGAGATCATCTTCTGTGATCTCTACCGCCACTTGAGCACGGCGCTTCGCTGGGAGTTCCTTCAACACATCTGACTTGTTACGCCTCACATAGCAGATGCCACGCAATTTGTCGTTCAACTCAGTGGTGTTGCTGGCTCCGTTGTACACATAACCCCATCCATTGTGGATTGGATCACAGTAACGAAACAGGAATGCGTTGCGTCCACCGAACCCTCTGTCCAGTCTGTCAATGATTGACAGCGGAGCAACGAGTTCGCTTGGACGATTCACGATGATGGTGCCACTGAGCAATACCACATACCCCTCAGTCGGAATTGACTTGGCGATGTATGCAATACCCTTAGTGCGACCTGACTTCGCATTCTTCGCACGGTGTGCCTCATCAACGATGAGCGCTCCAAACTTGCCAGCCAACTTGAGTGACCACAGGTCAACATTGCTGTCACCAATGATCACCACATCAGCCTTAGGTATGGCACCGACACGACTGCCCTTCACCACGGCTACAGAGAGCCACGGTGCGAACTGCTTGAATGAGCGAACCCAGTTGGTGCGCAATGACGGAGGCACCACGACAAGCACCTTGTGCTTCTCATTGACAGCCTGCACAGCCACTGCGATGCCCTGCGGAGTCTTGCCCAGCCCCATCTCGTCACCGATGATGACACGGCGTTGCTTGATTGCATACGCCACGCCAGCACGCTGGAACGGGAAGAGAGGTTGAGCGAGATCTACAGCGACCTCACCATCGTGAGCGCTACTAAGAGCAAGGAGTGATGGGTCAGCAGTGATTGCTGGCGCAACACGATCAAGCCCCGATAGCAATGCACTCAGTCCTTCTAGTTGTGTATTCATGGTCTGTTTACCTCCTCAGGTAATTGTTAGTGGACTTGCGTCCTCACAACACATCAGTTGCCCGATGTGCTGTGAGGGCGCCACACCTTGCGGTGTGACATCCTCGGGCTAGAAGCCCAATCGCTTTGCGCAGTCGTTGCCGATGCCACGCTTGCGTGTGACCTCATCGGTCAAGTGACGCCCGCACACACCACACCGCCCGATCTCTTGACCGTACAGTGCCTGTGCATCCATGCGTTCTTGATCGCTGAGCGCAAGTAGACGCTTCACAGCGTTCACTGCACGCTCACCGTGTAGTCGCTCGTCACGATGACCACCCACGACCATGTAGATCGCACGCTGACCCTTGAGGCTTGCGTTATGCACGCCCTTGTTGGTCTTCACTGCGTAGAACACGAGATCGTTGGCGCCAGTTGATGACAGTGCGTAGAACCCATCGGCAAGTGTGCCGAAGAGTTCGTTGGTCACCGTCACTGGACGAGCAACAGGCTCCGATGAGCATTCACCAGCCTTGTGGAATGTCTGCCACTTGCCACTGATGAGCAATGCGTGACCAGCACCGACAGGTACAGGATGCCCGCACAATGTGCACGGGTTCGCATACTTGTTGACGATGGTGCGCTCTGCCTTAGGCAAGTGGTCAGTGCCCACACGCTTGACCTCAATCTTCTTGATTGCGTCAATGGCGAACGATGCTGACTTGCTGGACAACTCATTCAACTTCTGATCAATGATGTACTGGTCAACACCAGCCTCATCAAGACCGAGTGTTGAAGCACGCTCTAAGAGCATCGTGCGAATGAATGCCTGTTGCTTTGGTGTTATTGCACCCATGGTAAGAACCTCCTCAGATTCTGTTTTGTTGTACTGAATGGACTTGCGTCCTCGGAATGCACCGATGGGGGATCAGTGCACTCCGAGCACGCCATGGCTTGCGCCATGACTGCCCACTGCTACTTACTCACGCATTGGCGAGTTGGGAAGTGAGTTCTGCGATTGCCTTCCATAACACTGTGTCAATGTCAGCGGTGTCACTGATAAAGAGCGTGATCGTGGACTCCAGTTTTGCGTAACCGAATGACTCTTTGTCCTGCTCCCACTGGGGACGGCTGAACGCCAAGTCTTCGTACTCAATCACGAGATCAATCGTGTGAAGTCGTGAGTCACCAGTTTTCTCAATCCGAAACCCAGTTACTTTGTGAATAGTTGCATCCATGGTTGACCTCCTCGGGTCTGTTAGTTGAACGGGCAATTGTATGCCCTCACAATGCACCGACACAACGCCGATGCACTGTGAGGGCACCACGGGCGAACCCGTGATGCTCCCGATCACGCACTGTGATCAACTGAGTGGTCGTACCCCTCGGGGTACCACGCATCACCGCATGTCGCACAGGTGTATCCATCGGGGTATCCGATGTCGTACGCCTCAGCGAACTCCAGTGTCTCACCTTCACGAAGTGACTCGGCTTGGTAGTAGTCGGCGCACACAAGGCACACCAACGCACCATCGTCCATCACTTTGCCAATTACGACTGGGCTAGTCATTGTCCTCGTCCTCCTCCACATAGCCTGCTGGCATTGTGATGGATGGGAAGTAGACAACGGCTTCATCACGACCCATGCTGTCTTGACGCACATCGTAAAGAAGTGCCCTTGTCAGGGCTTGACCTTTACTGCCCAAGTCAGCGAGTGCCGATCCGAGGATCAAGAATGTTGATGCCACATCTTCGGTCACAATGCCGAGGCATTGAGCGCCATACATCGCACGACCCGAGTACTCCATTACGGAACCCGCTTCATACATGTCCAGTGTGTCAGTGATCTGTTCTAGATCCCAGTCGGTCAGTTGATAACTCATGGCTATACCTCCTCAGGTATTTTGTAGTGAGCGGTTGCTCACAGTCCCCAGTACCGATTGAACGGTCACGCCTAAAGCGCTGGGGGAATTGGTTAGTAAGAACCCCAATTTTCTTCATCGGTGACGATGTCTCGCACGACATCAGGACTGATACCGCACTTGATCAAGAATGCGCTGTTTTCTTCTGCCGTTCGGCAGTCAACGATTACAGCGTCATCCATGCCGAGTTGATCCGCAAGTGATTGCCACAGCATCCACAGAGCGATATGTGCACGCTCATGGTGCATCACCCGCCAGACTCCGAGACTTCTTGGTGACATGGAATCAAAGTGCGCATGCCTGCGAATTGCTTTTGCAATTGTGTCTTCTATTCCGAATTTCATGGCTATACCTCCTCAGGTATTTGTATTCACGACACTGGCGTGTCGCTAGTCCCTAGTCCGAATTGAATCGGCACGCCCAAGGCGCTAGGGGAACGCTCACTCACCCGTAGACGATGTCACCGAGCACTGCGTACTGCATGATGTTGTCAGCACCGCATGCGTCAAGGTCTTCGTGGTTGATATCCCAACCACGGGACACGAGCGCACCGTACGCCATGGCGATGTCATTCATTGACAACTTGGCGCTTTTGATGCTGGCTGGTGCTGGGAAGGTGTCCCGATCGTAACGATCAGGGTTCTCAACACCCACCAAGATGAACTTCTCACTCGGGTCAGTTGGAAGATTGTCATCGCTGTAGCCGTTCAGGTATCCGAACGCCTCCCACCAAGACCATCCCAACCACCCCGAACCGAGAACTGCGGACATGAACTCTTCCGCATCCAGTCGGACGGTGACTGTAAGTGTTGTTGCTGTTTTCATGGTTGACCTCCTCAGGTCGCTTACTTCGGCGGGAATGCCTTGTCCCGTGTTGCGATTGAACGCCACACCTAAAGTGCACGGGGGAGTCGCTCACATCACACAAGTGATGTGATCTTCTCACTGATTAATTGCAGAGTCTCAATGCGAAGAGTCATGAGGTCATCGTTGAGTTTGTTCCACTCGGCATCGGTAACCGTTGGGCTACTGATGTGTCGGATGATGCCATTGACTGCCTGTTGCTTGGAGCCAGCACGCTCAATCTTTTCTTGGTGGTAAGCCTTCGCCTCGGCATCCTGTTGAGCGACCCATTCTTGAATGGTGGTCGCTTCCCAGTGAGCCATGTGAGACTGGATCTCTCGTGCTGACACCTTGCGAGTTGCCAAGCCGTACACAGGCTCTCGGTTGTCATTGGCACCCTCACTGCGCAAGTAACCACGGAAATATGTGTGGTGAGTCACAGCGAATACGAACTCAATGCGAGTGCCTGTCCGCCTGTAGTTGTCGTACACGGGAACCTCACGCTCAATCACTTCCGTGATTGATCCGTAACTCGTGCCACGACCGAAGCGTTGCTTGATCACGAATATTGCATTCGGATCCTTGGCAATGATCTGCTTGATGTCTGATGTTTTCATGGTTGACCTCCTCNGGTCTTATNNTCACGACACTGGCGTGTCGCTAGTCCCCAGTCCCGATTGAACGGGCACGCCCTAGGCGCTGGGGGATACTCACTCACTCAGTTTCTGATCACTCACGCTCAATGCTTGCGATGTGCTTCAAGATCTCACGCTTGGCTTTACGCAATGTGTAAAGTTCCGTGAACTCTTTGCTGAAGTCATTCAACTTCTGCGTGGCGAACGGAAGGCTCCAATTGATCCTCCAATCGGCGTCTTCGTTGGTCGCATCAATCGTGACTGGCTCCAGTTGGGTGAGCAGTTCGGCAAAGAACTTGGCGTAATCGGAGACAATTCCGATGTAGTTAAGCGACCGAAGTCTGTCCTCCATCTGTTTGATCTGCCAGTCAAGAAACATAAGTGCTACTTGATCAGGTGTTGATGTGCTGTCCATGGTTGACCTCCTCAGGTCGTTGTAGTGAGCGGTCGCTCACAGTCCCCAGTGCTCATTGAAGAGCCACGACCTAGTCGCTGGGGGAATGCGTTGCGGGATTACTTAACGCACTTTGTACTTGACGCAACTTGGGCACAAGGCTCGCTGTGCCCTTGTGGTTGATGACGGCACGAATCTCCAGTTGCCTGTGAATGGATTCTTGCGGGTCATGTCCTCTATCAACGATGTCACCGTTGTGTAGGTGTGGACTCCAGTTGCTTTGCACCCGTTGCAATGTGCTCGGTATGCATTACTTCCGTGTTCCCTCTTAATCATGGTGTGCCTCCTCAGGCATATTCACGGAGCGTTCGCTCCGCTAGTCCCCAGTGCGAATTGAATCGCCACGGCTGAACCGCTGGGGGGAAGAACTCA